TAATATTCTTACAGTGTCTGGAACAAGTGCAGATCCTCCGTCTTTACTAACTACAGAAAATGCAAGTCTGATTTGATCTGTTGGAGAGTTTCTAGAAAAGTCAACGCTTGGGTTTGTATAATGAATATGGTTTGATCCAGATCCAATTACAAAATGTCCATCACTTAATGTTAGGTCTGCATCATCTCCACGCATTAAAATAACATTATTTAAAAACCTACATCTTTCATATCTTGATGCACGAGAGGTTTTATAAAATATTGAGTTATCTGCATTTGTTTGAAAAACTTTTGATGTTGTTGAAATAATATTATCGTCATTTGCATCTAATGCTGTAGTTATTGATGGAATTGCGGTAGCAGCACTTGAGGTGTGGTAGTTCCAATTTTCAGTTGAAGTAAATGAAAATATAGCCTTGCTATCATATGCTCCAGCAGCAGGATTTGATCGTGCTGAATACATACCAACTTCTGTTATTTCATATCTTTCTTCTGTTGGAAGTTCTGCAGTAAATACAATTTTGTCAATTCCGTTTTCATGAACAAAGCCTCTTGAAGAAATAGGAACTCTGAGCATCTCAAAGTCTAAATTGACTTTATTAGAATAGTCTCCCAAGGTATCATTTGTAAGCAATGGCTTTGGACCACATCCAATTCCAATGTATGAGGCATAGGCTGGTGCCTGACCAAGCAAGTATTTGCCAATAATGGACTTTCCTGTATTAGTTATCACGATACGCTCCCGTTAAGATTTACTTCATATATTGTACCACTTGTGGCAATTTGTATTTCTATTTGCTCGTCTGCTTCTAAATTTACAGTCTCAATAACTAAGTCTCCAGTTACTGAATCAATATAGACGTAATCATTATTTGGTCCCGTTGGATCTTTTGGAATCTTATCGTCAAGTTTGATAGGAAAATTAGAAAAATATTTGTCAGAAGTTGCTTGAAGACTAATTATATTATTAGGATTATACTGATGTTCAATAGATGAAAGATTCTTAATTGGTTGATAAGAAATTTTTTGTCCATTTACAGTATCTCTTCTTGCAATACTAAGCAGTTCTTCTCCACCAATATCTTCAAATACTAGATCAGCCATAAGATCAATAGGCATTGAACCTTCATCAAACAGGATAATATCTTTTCCTGCAATCTTAACCTGTGCTGAAGTAGATGAAAATACACTAGAACTTACTTTTGCAGGCGTTGCTGGTGTTGGACTTATTTCTGCCATTTTATACCTCACTCAAATAAATAGTCATGCTTGGGCCATTTGAACTTCTAGAATATTCAATATTATAAATAACAAACCTTGCTAAAGAGTCTCCAATTACATTTATATTATCGTTATTCTTATAGTCAATATTTACAATGTCTCCAAGTTGTAAAGTTGGAATGCTAAAAATATTTACTCCAACAGATCTTTTTGGAACCATTAGTTTGTTTGTTATCCAGGACATTAAACTATTTGCAGAATCATCTGTTTGTATATATGGTGCGTCAATTGAAAATTCATTATTTCCATAAATCATTCTACTTTGTTTAATAAGGTTATACTTTTCTTTTTCAACATATGGAGATGTTAAAACAATATCACCTTGTAGTTCTGGATCTGATTGTGTTGATCTCTTGCTAAAATACTCATCTACAGTTAACTCGTGAGTTGTATTTTGTGTAAAGGTGATTCCTTGAATTCTTAAATAGTTTCCACTTGTATCATCTAAAACTAATGCCTTATCCGTAGCATTAAAGATCATAAACTCTGCTCCATAGGAGTCAGCATAAAACCCTGATGTTGTGTAGCCTTTGATTCTATTAAATGTTGGAGATAGTTGAGCATATAATGCTGGGTATGCACGGTCATACTTAACATCAAAGTATGCACACTCACGCATAATAGATCCAAATTCTTCAAAATACATATTATATTTTGGAGGTTCTTGAGCACTGATACCAGACAAATAGGTGGCTTGAACTACTCCAGACATTGCATATTTTCTAAATGACTCATTAACGTCTATTAAGTTGTCTCCAAATGCTTGTGCCACTGTATCAGAAACCGTAAAGACAGTATTTTGTGCATAGTTTTCAGACAAAGCATAAACGTTTTCAAACATAACTCTGGACGAGCCACGAGTAAACAAAGCCATATTGTTATATACTGGAAGAGGATCTGTGTCATCAATAATTTTTACTAAGTTATTATTTACGTATAGATAGAATCTTCTTGTATTTCCAATCTCTTTGTATTCAACTGATAAGTCGTATACTGTTGGACTTTCTTCTGTTGTCATTCTATATTGTCCCGTAAAACTTCCATCATCTACCGTTATTTTTGCTAGGCCTCCCCAAAGTTTAACTGGTATTGCATTTGAAGAAGTTGACTCTTTTTTAATTTTATAAAATAACACATTATGTACTATTGTGTTATCTGTGCCGTCGGGGTTTGTCTTTATGTATGACTCAATGTTGCTTTCTGTTAATGCAGCAATTTCAAAATAATAGCCATTATTTGTTTCTGGGTTAAGCAAAACAGCAAGGCCTCCAGAACCACCACCAATATTAACACTCTGATCTGTTAAAGATCCAGTTACTTGGTAATAAGGCGTACTGCCTGTTGGAGTCTGACCTCTTGTTTCATTATTTTCAATCTTTCCAATAACACGCATTCTTGTTCCAAAATGTTTGTATGCATTATCTAAAGGTTTGTATACATAAGAAATAAAATTAATTGGAGTTTCTGTAGTTTTAAATGCTGGACCATTCATTACAAGGGCTGATGATTGAATTGTTCCAGTTCGTGTTGATGCAAATGAATTAACTTCTGTTTCTGTTTTTCCACTTAATGCCATAAAGTTTCTAATAATTCCATTACGAGTTGTTTGTTTTGCAAGAGTATTGTTAATACCTGCAGCCCCAGTAACGGATGCTGGTACGCTTACTGTTGGATCTGTTGTAAATAAATATTGAGATTGCATTTCGCATCCACGAACATTGTCATTATTTGACCAATATGTATCTATTCCAGCAGTGTGCTTAGATATGGTAGTTCCAAATTGTGCACGACCATGTTCTAGAACTGCACCATTTTTCATTTTTGTTATGCCACCAATAGTTTCATAATAAGGAACTGTGTAAACTCTTATACGGCCTGTTGGATAAATTTTTCCATTAAATGGAAGTGCTGAAAAATACTTTTGATATTCTTGATTACTGCTAATCCAAACATTGTTAGATCCCTGAATGTGTGTTGCTTTCCACTCATCAACAGTCTTATCTGCTTGAGTCTGTGTTATTGTTCCTGATTTTATCTGTGCATTTAGGTCTGCCTTGACTGCAGATGGTGCAAGATTTCCAGGCTCAACAAAGTATTGCTTTGTATAGTCAGGGGTTCCGTCAGACTTTTTGTCATACCAAAGCGCAATAGTAAGGCTAAATTCTGCGGCATCGTATTTAATAATTTCCCCATTAGAATAAAAATATCCACTATACCTTGTAAGCCAATAAACATTTTCTCCAAGATCAATAATGTTATCAACTAATTGGTTTTTTGCAACAGTTGGAACATTTGCAGGAATATCAGAATTAATTGGCATTGCTCCAAGAACGTATCCTCCTTGAGTACTGGCTATTTCATTAATTGTTTTTGTATTTTCAGTTCCAGAAACTTCCCATAATAGGGCAGGTTTGTATATCCAAGTTTTATCTTGGTCTACAAGACTTGCTTGACGAATACTTCCATAAGATCTTTGAATATATCTTGTTGTGTAGTTAATTTTTCCAGCATTAAAGATCTTCTTATTTTCTGAAGCAATGGATATAATGTTTGGTAATGTTCCAGATGATGAGTTTTCAATAACTCCAGAATCTGATTGATTGTTTGACCCCGATATTGTAAAATCTGTTGATCTTTGTGTTAAACTTGGCATAAGGTAATCTTTACTCATTACAACAAAATTATTATACTCATCAAAAAACATTGATGATTGTGTTGAAACTGCCAACTGATTTAAAACTTCTGCAACATTTTGATCTGGTGCAATAAAGAAATATGGAATTACGGGATCACTTTCTCCGGCCACTCTTAAAAATGTATAGTTTGTAAAACCAATATAATCAAGTAAAAGGGTAATTGCATAACTTAAAGATGCTTCAGTAACAAGCAATCTTGGTGCTGGCATAGACTCAAACAAAAAGTACAGGTCTCTTAAAGAAACAGAAACTGTTGCAGCATTTAAGTCTGCTTGGGGAAAGCCTTCTGAGTACAAAGTTTTAATTGGAATAAAATAATCGTAGCCGCCTACATTTACAACTGTTTCATAAAAACTAAATTTAATATTTTTTCTAATATACTTATAAACAATACTGCTGGTGTTATTTTCATTAAATGCTTGGTCATCGTCAAATAAAGAAATCTCACCAGTTGATGCTAAAATTTGCTGAACAGGTAAAGATGTTGAGCCAAGATCTGATAAACTTTTATTAATTTTAAAATTTATTACTTTATCAGAAACATCTACAACTAGTCTAGGAGACATTTCAATTAGGTCAAATGTACAATCAAACTTATTCATTGTATCTACAACAATTCTTATTCCACGAATATTTTGAAATTCACGATAAACATTTTGTTTATCTACTTCGTTTGTAAAAGAAATTGGAGATGTTAGGTCTTTAATAAAACTACTTTCATTATTAATAGTTTCTTCTGCAAGTTTCCATCCATACTGAGGAACTACTTGATCATAAAGACTAGTCTTTGAATTCCATATATAAAAAACTCCACGCTCTCCTAAATTTGAAATAACCAAGTATGCATATCCGTCAAAAGATTTTTCTGGTAGTTGTGTAGAAGAAGAAAGTGTTTCTTGATAAATAAACCTTGACATATAGGACTGATCAAGTATTAGCCCATATTGTAACTCAACGTAACCATCGGTTCCAATTATTGGATTACCGTTTTCACGAAGGCTAGAAGATGTAAAAGATTTTGCAGTTACCCAATTATTTCCTTGTAAATATTCAATTTTCCAATTAGACGGTGTTGTTTTTTTTGATTCTCCGTATAGTGGATCTTGAAGAGTTCCAGAAGAACTTGTAAATGGGCCAAGATTTATATCTCCAACATTTGTTTGCATCTTAATAATGATTCTATTTGCAGGAACACTTTCTTTATAAACAACAAATGGAGCAGCATCATCTATATAAAATTGAGTTCCAGATTTAGTAGATGCAACTCCTCTTTCAGTTGTTGTGGTTACACCTGCAGTTGTAGTGCTTTCAGTTCTATAGGAGGTCCAGTATTTAAATTGATCATATCTTGAGGGCATATAGTATCTTGGGCGTTGAGACATTGAAAAACTAGAGTTTGCCAAATATTTATTTGTAAAATATAACATTTTGTTAACGCCAGATCTTGGTCTAAAAGGTTTTAAACAATCCTCTAAAGAATAAATCATATTCATTTTTTCTTTTTTAGATGTAAAAGTTTGTGGCTGATCTTGGTTGTCATATCCTCCATCAATTGTAATATCTGCGTCTGTGGCTCCAGTGTAATATCCTGCGGCGTCAGTTGAATCAAAAGTGTTTGGAATAGTTTTAAACTTTGAATCTGTTTCAGTAGGACGATATCTATAGTTTCCTATTTTTTGAATATTGTCTGGCATATTCATATTCCATTCAGCCAAAGTTAAAGATTTTAGTTGAACGGTTGATGAAGACTCAAGGTGTGTTTTTAGAGCACTGTTGACAAACATTACGCCTCTTCCAGTGTTACACTAACATTCCAAAGGTCGAAGTTGCTACCACCACGTTTTGTAACAGAATAATTAAAATCTGAAAAATAAACTTGAACGATTTGATTATATTGTCCTAGATGTGCATATGCTGCATCGTTTGTTCCAAAGTTTGTGTACTTATCATATGCAAGGTACATCCAAAATGGACCCTTATGATTCTCATACCAATCTAAAAGTTGAATTCCTCCTGCACCACCATCTGCAGTATATTCAGATGTAGAGTTTTTTAATGGAGAAACCCCAGCAGAGTTAAAATCTGCAACTATTCCATGCGATCTTGATGGTAGGTTATTCCAAGAAAATGAAATATTTAATTTATCAGCAATGTGATAAGACCTCATCCTGCCATTAATAGTTCTTTGGCGATTTTCAATTCTTTCGGTATTAAAAGAAATCTCAGACCTATTGTGATCTGATAAGACTATAAACTGGTCAATTAGGTTTGATGCTGTGCCATCTGGCACAATTGCCCCAACCTCATACCCTGTAGGCACGTAGAGGCCATTTGAAAGCGTTCCAGCATTATCAGACCATAAGACAGCCTGTGGTCTCTGATAGCGCTTTCTGCCTGTTATATAGCCTGATGTTGCCATTACCTTTGTCCTCTAATTCTTTGTGAATCTATATATTTAATTTGTCCCATGACTGCCCTTGCAATATCGTTAGCATTGGCATCGGCATTTGTAACATTAATTCCTACATTATAATTATACACTGAACTGCCCAAGGATTCTCCACTATTTAATTTATTAAGATTATTAACTCCAAGATTATTTGCTGAGTTTTTATTAATAACAAATTCTCCTGGAGTAAGCATTGCTGGAATTGTGTCGGTACCACGAGATAATCCTCCAGAAGCAAAATATTTAGGAACTATTCCACCAGAAGCAAGAGCATATCTGTCCATCATTCTTAACTTAGCAGACATATTAAGTTTTGCAGCCGCTTCTGCTGCTGCGTTTGCTGCTGCAACTGATGCTGCTTCTATTGCTTTTTGTTTTGCAACTGCTGCGGCTTCTGCTTCTGCTTTAATTTGTGCTACTCGTTGGTCATTATAAGTTTGTGGTGCAGGAGCAGGTGGAGCACTTGATACAGCAATTGGTATAGAACCATCTGTGGATCTTCCCGAAGCATCAACATCTACGGGGCCTTCTTTTGTTTGAACAGTTCCTGCTTTTACAAATGAAGCCTGTTGTTTAATAACTTCTTCAATAGTTGTAAGTGTAACCTTAAGATTTTTATCTGTAATATCTCCCCAAAGTTTACTTATTGATGTAAGTATTCCGTTAGCGGCTGTAAGTTTGTCTTGGAATTCTTTTGTTCTTAGGTTAGCACCCTCAATTGCAAGTTGTGCATCAGTCCATTTAAGTCTTTGTGCATCAATTGCAGCAAGTTCATCATCTAATTTTTTCTTTATTGCCGGAAGAATGTTATTAGCATAGTTGTAATTAAGGTCTTCAAGTCGTGTAATTTCTGCAATAATTGGTTTACGCAATTGATCAATTTTATAAATTTCTTCTTGTTTTGCAGCAATCTGTGTCTCTATTGCAGCACGTTGTTGTGCAAGAGTATATTGTTGGCGATCAATTAAATATTGTGATTCATTTATTTGTATGGCAGTTAGTCCAGTTGATGGTCCCTTTACCGCATTAATTTCTGCATTTCTTGCTGCAGTCATTGCATCTGATGCTAATTTTTGTGCTCTACTTGATGAAGCAGCCTGAATATCTTGTGCTGCTTGCGCTGCTGTTGAAATATCTCCTTGAGTTAAAGCATCTGCAAGAGATATTTGTTGTTTCTTTTCAGCAATAATTTCTTGGTTAAGATCTGATATTTTTGAAAGTGCTTGTTCTTGAAGATCATATTTTTGATTAATTGCATCAACTTGATGACCAATAACTGCTTGATCTTCAGATAGTTTAGCAGATTGATCAGATAGTTGTTGCATTGTAACATCTACACCTGTTGCAATTTGTCTATTTAAACCTTCAATTTCAGAATTAATTTTATCAATTTGACGGCTACCATATGTAGCATCCATTTCCAGTTTGCGTTGTGCTTGATCAATAAGAACATTATTTGCTTTAATTAATTCTTCTGTAGCAGCAATTTGTGGTTCATAAGTTCTTTTTGCCATTGCCTCTTGAAAATTAAGTTGTCTAGTCGCAACTGCCATTTGATTATCAAAATATTGTTGTGGGTCTGTTGAGGCAAGTGTAAGTTCTGCCTCTTTCTTTTGCTGTTTAAATGCTTCAGTTAAATTTTTAACTTCTTCTGTTGTTTTTGCGGCACGTAAAGAGATTGCAAAATTTGCATCAGAAACCATATTTAGTGCATCTGCCGACCCTATGCCAGCAGCCTTAAGTGCCACAAACCCAGTTCTTTGATTTTTAAGTTCTGATATTGTTTGTGCTGATGTGCTACTAAATGCTCCTAATTGTGCTTCTTGATAACCCTTAAGTGCAATCTTGCCATCATCTGTTAATTCAATAATACCTTTTTTAAGTTTTTGTGCATTAACGTAGCCTTTTTCGGTTGCATTATCCATACCGCCAATAAAATCAATAAATCCTGAATCTGCTCCAAGTTTAGAAAGTGCTTGATCAAGGCCATTAAATATTCTAACATCTCCGCCAGCCTTTTTAAATACATTTCTAAGTTCTGTAAGGCCACCCATAGCATTAATACTTGCATCTCTTGTAAGTTTTAACTTCTTAAGCAAATCATCAAGAGTTGTATCTCTATCTTTTTTGGTTGTTGAATCTACTACACTCTTGCTACTTTTTGGTGGAATTTGTCCTGGAGCATATTGAGGTTTTGTTGCCTGTGCTGCAAGGTCTTGTTTTACTGATGCTTGGCCTGCAGGTGAATCATAATACTTCTTTAGTGAAGCAGCAGAACGTCCTTTTGCTCCAGCAAGTCTTTTTTTAATTTCACCAGCAACTTGATCTGGACCAACCATATCGTATGCAGTTGTATATGTAGTAATTGCATTTTTGCGAACTGTTTCTGGAAGTGACATAAAGTATTCCCAGTTATCTACTATACCCTGAAAAACTTGAGTACTAATTCCTGTATTCTCTAATTGTGTAGTTTTTGTTATTGGGTCTGGAACATTTTGAATATTTCTAAGCACTTTTGAAAGAGCATCAAGTTTAGCAAAACCATTAACTTTAAGATATGTATTAATATTAAAATCTTTTCCAGTCATTTCAGATATCTTTGTAAGTGTAGACTGAAGGTCTCCAAATTTACCCTTATCTTGCACAGCATTAATTTTTACAAAAAGTTCTTTTTGAAGTTTTTCATCTTTAATATTTCCAAGGCTTCCAATAAGCGCAACAGTTTCATCTACACCTCTTGTGGCAATGCCCAAATCTATTTGTTTGTTTAATGTTTTTTCATCACCTTTAAACATTTGCATTAATCCTGTAAGTAATACTGGATTAGTTCCTGATGCTGCAATAGCATTAATCTTAATCTCTAAATCTTTGCTTGCAAGGTTTTTAGTTGTTTCTAAAAATGCGGGAACTTGATTTTCTAATTGTGTTCCCTTAAACTTTGTTGTAACTTGCTTTTTGCTTGCTTCAATAAATGCATTTTGTGCATAATTAATTTGTCCAGGCAATAAGCCCTGTTCTTTTCTTGAAGTTTTATCAAATGCTTTTTCTTGATCTTTTAATATTTTGGCTATTTCTACACCAAGTTTAACATTATCTTCTTTATTTTTATTGGTCAAGGTATCGATTTCTTTTTGTGCAGCAACCCTATCCTGTTCTGTTTTTGCAATATTTTTCTTTGTTTGTAGAACTTGCAAGTCTTTTTGGTATTGAACTTCTGTAGCATCAACTTGTGCTTTTGCCAACTCTAATGTTTGAGAATATGCTGCTGAGGCTGCTGCTGCAGATTTTGTAGTCAATCCAATTCTATTGGATGATCCTCCTCCAAATGATGCAAGTGTTCCAATGCCATTACCTTTATTTCCTAAAATTCCTTCTGAAGTAAGTCCAGCAAAAGCAGACTGCTCATTAATTATTTTTATTCTAATCTTTAATGGATCTTTTAGGATGTCAGCGCCATCAGGCCCAATAATACTTGTAAGTTCTCCAATGATGGCAGGGTATAAAGTCATGTCTTGGAAATCAACTGCTATTTGTCTAGCAATATCTCCTGCCTGTACTCCATTAATAACCCCATCAGACACATAACTAGATAACTGTAAAGCAAATTGTTTTACTGCACTAGATCTACCATTAAGCAAGTTATCAGAAAATCCTTTAGATATTTCTTTACCAATTTCAGAACCCATAAAGTTAGTTCCAAATTGTTGCCCTGCACGATTATATTGCTTGCTAAATGCATCTGGAGAAGAATCTGCTCTGCGTCTAGCCATTAATTCAGAAGCACCAACCTTACCAGTAATCTCTCCAACTTTTTGCATTTTATTTGTAGTTGCAGAAATTGAATCAATATAGTCCGATTGTTTTTGTGCCATCTTTTTATTATTAGAATCAATAAGTTTTGCTCCAACAACTAGGGTAGTTATGCCTGCAACTAGTGCAACCCAAGGGTTCATTAGCATTGGAAGAAGTGCAACAATGCCCTGTAAACCAAATACAAACGGCATAATCTTTTGAGCAAGTTCTCCAATGCTTCCTCCAGCAAATGAAGCAGCAATTGTTAAACCGCTCATTGCTCCAATGCCTAAACCTGCTTTATTACTAAACTGTTGGACTTTTTCTTTTGCAGTTAATTGTGCTTTAGTACTTTCTTGCATTGATGATGTTAGTTTTGATTCTGCTGCAATTCTTTTTTTGGCTTGCGTTAAACTTATTTTTTCTGTAGCAGCAAGTAGTTGTGCTCTTGATAATCTTTGTGATTGAGAAATATCTCCAACACTTACCCCAGTTGCAGCAGGGGCATCTGCATAACCTGGAAGCGTAACCTTGCCTCCAAAGCGAGAACTAATAAATCCTCTTGGTTTTTGAACAATTTTTTTTCCTGGAGGAACTTGAGTCATTACTCTATCTGATGCTTTGCCAGTACTTGAAACAATATTGTTAGGTTTTGACTTACCCTTAATTGGTGTTATCTGTCCTGTTTTTTTATCTTGTAGTGCTTCTTTTTTAGTTGCAAGAACAGAAGAATGTATCTTATGAAACTCTCTCCAGTTAACTTTCTTTCCCTCTTCAAGCCTTGTAATCATTCCAGAGTAAACTTCTTTTTCGGCAGGATTTAAATCAAATTTAGAAATTGTTGATTTTAATTTTGGAAGGACTGTATCAATTTCTTTTATCATTCTGTTATGATATTCGTCTGCAGTCATTCCTTGAGGAACACTAAGTGTAGATTCTGCAAAGAATTTTTTTGCTCCACCCTTTACTCCAAGTAAGTTAATTTTTGCCTGCTCTGCCATAGATGGCATAGTTTTAGCAAAATCTCTACTTCCAGAAGCCTTTTCAAAAACTCCTGCTGTTCCAACGTCAGCAAGAACATTTCCAGAAAGATTGCCTTTCCCTAAATCTTTATCTCCACGAAGATTTGCAGCAACAAGTTGTTTAAAGTATTCATCTTTGGTAAATTTGTTAGTCATATTATTAGGATCAAATTTAGGATCAAATGCAGATTCTAATACTATGAGTTTTCTTCTACCTGTTGGATCTGTTGGATCAACCATAGTTTTAATTTCTTGCTTAGGAGAATTTAGTCCATGTGCTTCTCTTGCAATTATTGTTGCTCTTTGCTCAGCAAGCGCAGCCTTTTCATCCATAACTGGCTTAACAAATACTTTGGTGCCATCTGGTTTTTGATAAATACCACCCAAACCTTTAACTGGAAAACTGTGCCCAGTTGTTGGAGATATTTGAGTTCCAAAATTTGTTGGTGCTTGTTTTCCTAAAGCAGTCTTTCTTATGTTTTTATCTATTTGTTTCATTAACTGCTCAGAATCATTACCTGCTTTTGCATTTTGTTCTTGCTCTAGTAGGTCTGCTCTAGATTTTATTGCTTTTTCTACCCTGCTTGAAATTGGCTGGGTTTCTGCTAATGTCTTCATTGGTTGTGCGTAGAAACCAGTCTTAGATCTATGCTCTAATCCAGCAACTACGGCTTTTGCTTGATATGATCCTGGATTACGAATTGAGTCATACTGAGCAATAGCCCTTAGTGTTGTTGCTGCACTTGCTGTAGTTGGATGTGTTCCAGCCTGTAATTTTTGAAGTTCTTTTCTATCAATACCAAGTTTTTGTAATTCTGTATCAGACATTTTAAGCAAATCTGTTCCAAGTTTACCCTTTACAGTGTTTATATAATTATTAACATATCCTAAATCGGCAACAAGGTTATTAGCCTTCCACTCTTTAACACCAGCATTTCTTGTTTCTTCAATATGAGATGCTTGAACATTAAATAAATTCTTTTCTTGTGCTGGAGTTAAAACAACACCTTGTTTACTTAATGCTTCTTTAATAGCACGAGTTTCTGACATAAAGCCTGATTGAGACTGCTTGGCAAGATTTCTAATTGATGATGGTGCAGATGTTCCAGTTGATGAGCCTCTACCAATAGAAAGTCTTCTGTCAAGTTGTGAAGCAGTCATTGGTCGACCACGTTCAACATTTCTATCTAAAGCACTTACAATTTTTTCTGTTTGATATCCATCTGCAATAAGTTGTTCAATTCTTTTTTTAAGAGCAAGTGCAGTTTTTTGACTTGTTGTAGGATATGCTTTACCACCAAATCTAACGACACCATCTGAAGTAACTTGTGCATTATTCATTTTATCCATAATTAATTGATGTGTTCTTGTGTAACTACCACTACTTCTAGCAGCGGAGGCTGGTGCTCCACTTAAATCTATTTTTGGTTCAAACTTTGGTGAGTTTCCAAATGGCTGAGCATTGCTAGTACCATTATCAAATGCTTGTAGTTTTCCATTAACCATTGCATCAATAATTGGTTGAAACCTTGGATCTTGTGCTATATTTTTTGGAATAACTGCTTCTCCAGGGGTAAGCACAGAAGGCACTGTATCTTTGTTTCCTGTTCCTGGAACATAAGTTGTTCCTCCAGCAAATTTCTTTGGTCCTTTGCCTGCAGACTTTGGCATCATCATCATGCCTGGATTTGCTCTAGCAAAGTTTGCTGCTGCTACAGTTGCTTCAATGTATGCATTTCTTAATGCTTTTACTGCTGAAGATTCTGCTGTAAAAGATTGAGTAAGTCTTGTATGTGCTTGATTAAGTGATGCTGCTACCGTTGCAGATTCTAGTTGCTCTGTATTAAGATAGTTTGTTTGCTCTGCAAGAACTTTGCTGTTTCCTCCTAGTTTTAAGAATCCACCACGAAGTGCAAGAAATAACTTAATAATATTTGCTACGCCATTAGCAACAAGACCAAAAGTCATCAAAAGAGTTGGGCCAATAATTCCAACAAGTGTAGTTGCAATTACTATAAATTTCTTTGTACCATCTCCCAAACCATTAAACTTATCAAGAAGTTTTCCAATTACTTCAACAATTGGGGTTACAGCCTGTAAAAACGTTTTTCCAATTGGGGCAATAGCCAATTTTAGTTCTTCAATTGCACCCTTAAATTTTGTACCAACAGCATTTTCTACTGTTTTTAATTCTCGTTCAGATAAGATTGCAAGTTCTTCTACTGATGCTCCAGTAAGTTGTAAAACTTTACTTGCCTGTGTTCCGTCTTTAGTAATATTCTGAAATAATGTTGATAGACGAGCAAACTGAAACTTACCAAATAGTTGTTCAATTGCTCTTGATCTTTCAAGTGGTGCAAGTGTATCTAAGGCTTGTGCAAATCCTATTACTGTGTTTTTAAGATCACCTTTATTTGCTTCAACAATACCCTTAATATTTATGCCAAGACCTGCAAGCATTTCACTTGCTTTTTTGCTTGGATTAATTAAAGATGCAAGTCCAGACTTAAGTGCGTTAGCGCCTTCTGATGCATTAATTCCGCCTTCCTTCATTGCTGTAAGGAAGAAGGCCAAGTCTTCTACATTTCCACCAAGTTGTTTGACAACTGGTCCTGCTTTTGGAATAGCAATAGTTAAATCTTCAATTGATACAACAGTTTGGTTTTCTACAGCGTTAAGAAAGTTGATTTTCTTTCCGAGATCTTCTGCTGCTATACCAAAAGCATTAGTAAGTGATACGGTTGTTTCAAGAGCCTGAGACTGTTCTACGTTACCCAAAACTGCAAGTCTTGTTGCCTGTGCAACTTGTGCTGTAAGGTCTGCCCCAGTCTTACCCATTGCTGCGGCTTGGGATGCCATGTCCATTGTCTTGCTAACAGCAACACCATATTTAGTAAATCCCTCTGCAAGTGCTTGAACATCTGCCAGAGCCTTATTTGTTTGTTCTGTTGTGGTGAACATATCTCCATAAACACGTTTAAACTTAACTGCTTGAGCCTCAAGATCCATAAACACTTTAGAAGCAGTTGTGCCAAAGTATGCAAGAGGAATTGTAAAACCAACCATAAGTTGGCGGCCTGCCCACTGTGTGTTCTTACCAAAATTTAAAAGACTTGTTGATCCTTGTCTAACTACCTGATTAAACAATGCTTGCTTTTGTGCTGCCATTGCTGTTTTAGTAGCATAGTCATTCATGTTTAAGGTTTGTGGTGTAATAGCCATTGCCTTTATAGCACCGTTAGCATCACGACCCATCTTGATATACTGGGTCTGCATTTTCTTAACACGATCTTCTGCTACTTTGCCAATTGTGTCAAACTCTTGTTTAAATAGTCTTCCAAAAGTTTTTGATGCCCCGCCAGCATAACGGAAATACTCACGCATCGAAAGTTTATTAGACTCTAATGCGTGAGTAAATGACTCCGTAGATGTTCTAACATTGCCCATTGTGGCAGTAAACTGCCCTGTAGCATTGATAGAATTTAAGAGATTAGTTTGTAATCCCTTTTGCGCTGCCGTTGCAGCGGCACTGGTTTTTGCTATTGATGCATGAAAATTTGCAAGTTGACGCTGTAGATTTTTGAGTTCTGCTAATGCGGACGACGTATCAATTTGTACGCCAATATTGGCATTAACATCACTCATCTATGTCACCTCTTTATTTAATTGTTTGCAAGAACTGTGTTCAGCAAAGAATTTGCATCAGTAAGTTTAACGCCAGAGGCCGCTTCAATTACCTTGTAAACTGTTGGAAGGTCTAGAATATCTTCTAGAGCCTTGAGATCTTTTGCAAGATCTGGATTGTATTGTTCCATAGCAATTTGTACGCATTCAATAAGAAGAGTCATAGACTTTTCGTTATCTTCTGCCACTGCCGCTACCTGTTCGAACTTCTTCATAAATGGACGTAGCAAAGAAATCTTCAAGGGACGAACCTTGATCTTTGAGCCATCCATTAGGATAAGTTCTTCACCCTCATGTACTGTTGTTGCCATTTTTCCTCCTATTTAGGCTATGTTAATTATAGCATAAGAGAGGGGTCTCTACCGTCTTCATAGTCAAGACCCATCCCAATTCCAAACCCTACTTTTTCAGCATTTGCTCCTTGCAAAGCAAGAACATCATTTGCATCAGATGTTGCTCCGCCAGAAAATACTCTAGCCTTCATGTCTTCCCATTCTTTCTGGCCTTTGTCGCTGCCAGATTCTTTATCTAAGTCAACTCCCTGAATTGCAGCCAAAAACTTTTTTTCATTATAATCAAGTTCTCTGCTACTTTCTAGTGTTGCCATCAACTCTGCCATTGATAAAGATTTTTCTAATTCTTGGTAGTCTTTCCAAATTCCCAACAAAAAAACCTCAGATTCTAGTTTTGCTAAATCAAGAGTTGCCCAGGTATCGCCATTGCGTTCTGCCTGATCTTTAACAGGTTCCTCGGATTGTTTATTGATTTTTATTCCTGCTGCAATGTCTAAAATAGTATAGATAGTCCTCATGTCAACACTGTCTTCTATGTCTTCAATAGATCTGGATATTCTTGGATAGTATTGTTTCATGCAGATTCTTACACATTCTACAAGTTTTTCTATTGCTTCGTCATCACCTTTTGTGTTTTTGACATGCTCAAATGCATCCATAAACTCACGAAGATATTTAATCTTTAATGGAATAATCTCTAATTCTGTGCCATCAAACAAATGAATAATAGCGCTGTTATATATTGTTGTAGCCATGTGAATTCTATTCTACCATAAAACACCTTATTAAACAACAAAACCCACTGCCTTGTGAGCAGTGGGCTAGTTGTATAATTTATTAAATTATGATGCTGGTGTCCAGGTACGATCTACGATCTTACCATATGAACCAGAAGTATCTTCTGGAAGTAGACGGAATGAAACTTCAAACATTGAAGCCTCATCACGCTTTGCAGATACTGTAACATTATCAATTGAAAGTGCACGGTATGCTGTATAGACACGCTCTACGTAAGCAGAATTGACGCAATCGCCAGTTCCTGGGCCTACTGCAACGATACCACGTTCAACTGGACATTCGCCAATATCTCCTGCAGAAAGGTTAAGTGCTCGTCCTGCTGAAGATGACTTTGTTCCTGAAATCTTGGACTCGGTATAAGCCAAAGCAAGTAGAAGATTCTCTAGTGTTGCTTCAGCAAATGCTGTCTTTAATGAAACCTGCATTCCCTGCTTGTAAAGTTTTGCAACGTCAAGAATCTGGTCAACTTTAACTTCACCGAAGTCAGGTTGAAACTGCAGTTCAAGACCGTTCATTGTATAACCAACGTTTGTATAGTCAGCATCGTTAGTAAGTGTGTCTCTAAAAGTCTTTGCAGACTCAGGAGCAGTTAATGATGCGGCATCCAAAGTTGTATCACAAACGAATAGTGCTGCTGCACCAACGATAATGTTGGTTGATGTACCACGACTGTAATTAGCCATTTATTCACCTCTTTTTCTTAAATAGGGTTATTAAGTTGTTTGGCGCTGTTTCCTCAGATTAATTATAACAGCGTTTTTAAGTGTATTTTGGGGTGTCTGAATCTTTAGTATGGTAATCATACTCGATTATTAGTTTACCTCGCCAGTTGAACTTGATGGATCCTAATTCAACTATGTCTCTTGTTTCGTCAATTTGAAAAACCTTAAAACGATGAAAAAATACATTTAAGGCTGGAACTTGATCTAGATTATTAATAAGCCAGTTATTCACATCTTGTGCTGCTGAGTCTTCCCTATCTAGGGCAGCCGAAATAATTCTGGCTATATCAAACCCTTGGGCATCGCTAGACGAGTGGATCGTATAAACTAATTGTTCTCTTTTCTGTCTGTACATTGTCTGTGGTCTATATCTTGCTAGTCTGTCATATGCTATTAAAAATGCATCTCCAGTTACCGTAATTTCTCCAAAGAGATCGTCTAGGTTGGTAGATTGGACTGGAACGATTGGGTCTATACCCTCAATTCCAGTTACTATGCCAAATTCTTTAAGTTGGGCAACAATATACTTATTAATAAATATTGGTGGAAAGCCTGTCTCTTCTGCTACTGTTGATACCATGATACTATTCTACCCCAATATGTGCGTTTGCAATCCATTTAAATCCCGTTTCAACTCCAGCGGATCTTCCTACTCTTGAACCAGTACGGAAGTTTTGTTTATAAAGCACTGGTTTTTTTATATAAGAGTACAAGCCAGATGACTTTAAAAATGATTGCTTAAAATATACACGAAAAAATTCATCTGCAACTTTTTGAAATGAACCCTGAACTTGTGTTCCTCCAGGATTTTGAACATCTATATTTTTTTTTGTAAAAACTGTTTGTCCATTTGCTTCAAAAACAAGTACGTCTGATTTTCTTGGGGATATTGTTACTGGAATTCCATCTTCCATAACTTTTGCCTTGTTCTCAAATGGAACGGAGGATCCAGATGGTAGACTTTTTGACTGTTTAAAGTTTGATTTAAATGAAAGTCCTACATTACTAACAGTATAATTAAAATCATAGAGTCTTGCCTTTGGGCTACCAGTTTGGTACCATTCATATATATGATGAAGTGCTTGAGGGTTAGATCTTGCCTCAACATCTATGTAGTCTTTTAATATTCCGACTACACTATTACCAAGATTTTTTAAAAATATACTCTTTCCTTTTTGTGCACCATCTAAGAATCCAACAGAGTAATCAATGGCATTGCTAATGATTTTTTCAAGGTTTGTAGTGTTCATAACAATATTCATTAATCGCCCACTGTCTGATTTTCAGATCTACGCCAGAGCATATGATAGTATTCAACAGTTTGAAGTGCTCCAACAAACGGCTCTATTGTGGCAAGTTCATAGATTGTTCCTCTTCCACTGCGTGGACCTGCTGTTTCTCTATAAACTAAATTATCCCCTGGAAGTCTTATATTAGTTATAAGAATATTTGTTATATTATTATCTTCATTTTTTAAAGATGTTCTTATATCTGATCTTGATCTTGCAACAAGTTTTCCTTCAGACATTAAAAATACTGCTGGAGAAGTTTCTTGAATTGATTTTTTAACTAAAGATTGTGCATTACATGTAATTGTTCTATCAAATATCCAATCTTTAATTGCTTTTCCATATTCATTTTGTGTAATTATAGGATAATAAATATCGGCAAGCATTGGGTACATAAAGTCAGTTGTATCACAATTCATCACAACATCCCAGGTGTACGAAGGTTGGTAATATATTTGTCAAGAATAATGTCAACAAGAATATTTCCAGTACCAAAGAATTTAGATGGGTCATACTTTAAACTAAATTGATCAGTTTGATATTCAGTAATGTAGGCTTTATAGTGATCCATTCTGCCACACTTAATATCATTGATCATCATGCCTACTGCATCACGCACATCATTAGGGATAACCTTATATCCTGAATCGTAATCAATTATATAATCAAATCCTTCGGGAAATGCAACTGCTGTATTTTTTGTATTTGTCCACATATTGTCATAGTTTTCATATGGGGCATAGGTATAAAAAGAATCTGATCCAGCGTCTCTATACTTAAGCGGCTTTCTTTCTGCACGGTCTTTTGCTTCATAGTAAGATGAGTCTGTTGGGACTTTAACAATTGCAGTTCTATCTTTTGTAACTACATAGTCAAATCCATCTAGGGCTGGTCCATTTACGGTGTCCGTAATATCATATACAAGTTTACCATTTTCATAAACTTGATTAACTTTATAAACAGTACCCCATACAGGAATGTAATCTGTTCCTTGACCAACAACTTCAAGAATTTTCTTTTCAAATGTAAATCCACGGTTGATTAATGAGTCAATAATTGCTCTAGCAATACGCTCATTGTACGTTGCTTCGGCAATTTCTGTTGCCGTTGTCCCTAAAGTTTTTGGGTCAACGTATGGTCTAATAACACTAAGAATGTCTTGAACAAGAATGTGCTCTTCTGCATCTTGATTAATTTCAGATATTTGAACAGAGTAGTCATGATCATAAGTAATAAAATCACCTGTCAAGGTAAAAGTAATTTGTGAGTTTGCATCTGATGTTAAGGTTTCTGAAACCTCAATAGTTTTGGGAGCATTTTCAATAGTAAACAGATAGTCTGTATCTGGCTCTGGAACATCATACTTAACTTGAATTGGATATGGTGGAAGTCTAAGAATTATCATATTTATTTACCGTAGTGTTTTGCCACTTCTTGGGGTGTCGCTATGCGAACCTTGTCGTGGGTAAGCCACTTTTCGGAAACCTCCTTGGTTACAATATTATAGCCTTTTACAACTTCGCCAACTTCATTCCAAAAAATATTTCTTTCTGAGAATAATGCCACTTTTTCTTCTGTTTGCTTTTCAACCTTTTTAGACTCTATTGGCTCTTGCTTTGGAGTCCAACTAGCAATAACCTCAAGCATATGAAGTTTTGTTGTTGCGCCAAATAAATCAATGTTGTTCTTTTTTGCATAAGACTTTATTTCCATAACAGTCTTTTTAGATAAATCTTCAATAATAGACATTTATTCCTCCTATGTCATTATACCAGAATTAGCGTCGTCTGCTTCTGCCAAAATTATTTTGCATTGGCAAGCGAATTCCATTTGGTGTACCTGATGGATTAACAGCATTTGGTCCAGATGTTTCCCCAAGAGTTGCTCCAGATGTTCCTAGGGTATTAACTTGAAGACCGCTAGGCCCCATAACAATAACACCTGGATTTCCTAATGTAACAATTGCGCCTTCACTATTATGGCTATGATCTTTTGGTGTTCCTGGGTATGACATATTTACTCCTAAAAGAAAATAAGGAGGGTAGTTTTTACGCTACCCTCCCTATCAAGTTTTTCAGTGATTATGAATTATTTGCTGCTGTTGCGAATGCAACTGCGTCAAGTTCTTCCCACTGTAGACCAAAGCGGACGAATACTGTGTACTCAATTGTGTCCTTCTTTGGTTGGTAGAAACGGTTTACAGTGATATCACGCTGGAATCCCCATACACGGTTCTGAGGGAATGTAAGATCTACATAACCTGCAGGGTAGTAAGGAACTTCCTGAACTTCAACACCGAGAACACGAGTTGTACGTGCTCCACCAAATGTCTGAGCGTTTCCATCATAGTATGCCTGACGATTAGCCTCAGTACCACCAAGACGTGGTGTAAATGCTTCTGCAATTGCATCAGCAAGTGTACCGTTGTTCTTGACGATACCCTGGAATGCGTCTGTACCAGCATAGAACTTAAGATTGTTCTTGATTGCACGGTACTTACGTGGCATTGCAAGGATAATATCCTGAAGAATTGGAGTTGTCCAATTGTTGTTAGCAACAGTTACGAATGACTCATGTGAGTCTCCAGACTGTACCTTGTGAACGAATCCTTCCATAATTGAAAGGAAGTTTCCTGTTGAACCGTCACCGTTAATCGCAAGATCTTCAATGTCGTTTGCAAAAGCAGTTGTCATCAAACGAACGAGATGGTCTTCAAGAGCGCCACCTTCTACGTTATCTTCTAGTGCTTCTGTTGATACTTCCCAATCAAGACGAATCTTCTTAGTAGTCAATTCAACCTTTGAGAAAGTTGCGCCTGCATTTGTAAATGTAGGGTCTGCTTGTGCTGCTGCACGAATTACACGCTCACCAACGTTAACCTTTTCAAGTTCCATTGTATTTGCTCGCATAGTAACTCTACGTCCATCTTTAGCGAGAACTGTAGCATCCCACACATAATCAATGAAGCGACGTGCTTGTTCAGGCAATAGGATACCACCTGGTGTACCGACAGGGTTAACTGCGTTTGCACCTGATGTTCCGTAATTTGCACCAGTAATGTTACCTAGAACGCCGTCACGACCACTTACGATGGCTGCTGCGTTACCTGTAGAACCAGATGCTACTGCACCTGTTCCGTCATGGCCGTGGCCAAGGGTAGTTCCTGGATAGTTTTTTACGATATCTTCTGACATATTGTTCACCTCCTAGTGATTTTTATGTTAGTTGTATAGGTCGGAGAATTTGAGGAAACGTCCGCCCCATAGGGATTTGTGAACTGGAGTTGAATCCAATTCCTGCACGATCTCGCCTAGATCGCCAGACTTGCGGAAAGCGGTGTCCTTTTCTACGGAATCAACTCTCTTTCCAATTTCATTAAAAGTACCCTTGATCTGATTTACATCAGTTGTTGTGGCATCAAGAGACTTCTTCATATTTGCAACTTCATCACTAAGTGATTTAATTGTTGCTGTTAGATCGCCAAAGGCATTAGTAACAGATTCCTTGATTTCAGTAATTGCATTTGCTATTACTTCATCAGCCTTTGCAGCATCTTCTGCTGCTGGCTCTTCTGGAGTCTGAATTGCATCTTCTACTGAAGATGTAGCACTATCTTCTACAACTGAGTCAGATTTTTCTGCTTCAGCAACTGGTGCTTCCGCTTCTACTACTGCCTCTGTTGCTTCTGTTGGTTGTGCCTCTGGAGCAACCTCTGTTGATACTTCTATTGTCTCTTCTGCTGTTGGAGCATCAAGAACTGTTGTATCTTCTGACATAGGGTTTACCTCCTTGTTAATCTTAGAAGTATTAATGCCTTTAGCACTATCAACTAAGAACTTTATCATATTTGCTTTATCTGAGTCATTCTTTTCTACAAAACCAATGTTTTTCATCTCGTTGCCACTTACTGGGCTAACATATGTTTCTTCATCAGATGTAAGGACAATTCCTGTTTCTTCATCGTAGAATACATTTTCTACAACGGTATTTGCTATATCACCCTTAATTGTGCTTACTCCATTAACTTTTTCAACTGACATAATGCTTGCAAATTGATTTGCTGGTGAATCTACTAAAGACAATTCTACTAGATCATAGTCTTTGATGATTCTGATTGACTTATCAAGTTCTTCATTATATGCATCATCCCACTTATTCATTCGTCCCCCAATAGAAAAACCAGTATATGTTCCGTCAAGAACTTTTTCCCAAGCATCGCTTGCACCTTTAGAAATATATGTAGAAACATAAATTCCTTTATAAAACTTTTTTGATTCTGGATCAAAATACTTTTCTTCTTTAAATGAAATCATTTTACCAACTGCTGATGGTTGGTGCATCTCACGAATATTGCCACGGAATTTTGCAAAAGCACTCATAGATGCTTCTGTTGTAACAATGTCAAATTGTTTGTCGACATTATCTAATGATGCAAAACCAGAGACAATTCTTTTTTCAATATCTACTTTGCCAAAGGGCATTGATAGGCGAACATTGTCACCGTCAGTGGTCCAAAAAGCCTTATTTGTGTTCATAGTGTATTCCATTATACCAAATGTTTTTGTAGATTTCTCAATTATTGAGATGCTCTACCTTCACCTTTCGGATTTCGTCCAGTAACTGTTGCAGACCCATCAGACTGAGTATTAGTTCTTTCTGCATCTCTGGAGCGGTTACCATTTGCCCTTGAGTCTGCTGCCTGTCTTGGACTGAGTTCAAGTGGGGTATCTCCATGTTCTGCCTGTGGGAGATCAAGAATTTCACGAGCCTCGTTAGGTAGCATAATTTGATTCTTAACATAACGCTCAAGAATTTGTGACTGTGCAATTTCATCTGTAAGGGTTAGTTCGTTAAATTTAAATTGAAGAATATCTGTTCGTTCCTTGATAATTTTTGATATAACTTTTTCAAGGTTCTGTTGCTCTGGACGTGAAACCTGTTCCTTAAAAGTTCTGTCTTGGGCTAAGGCTGCAGCGATTGCGCCCGAATCAGAACCACCAAGTTTAGAAATTGGAACCTGATGAGCAATTAAAATATCATCACGATTTTGCTTGCGGTACTCCTTAAATGAACCATCTTGAATACCGTTTTCGATTGGCTTCATATCAAACTCAACCTTAGAGTGATCATTGTCGCCTGGAAGCGGAATGTACAAGGTTCTGTGTGATTGAGATTTTAACCCAGTCTGCAAAAATCTAAACATTTTATCTTCAGCATCAGCAGACAGTTTAGCGCCTTTAAGAGTAATGACATATCTTGGAACTGCCTTGTTTTCAAAATAATCAATATTGTATTGAGAAGCAAGTTGATCACCAATTAAAGATGGAAGAGCAGCAATAATATCAGGCACTCCATAATATGTATTTAATGGAGAATAATCTTTAAAATGAATAATCTCATTTGGACGATTATCTCCAGTTAGCGGGTTTTTATTTGTAGCGGCAAAGTTACGGAAGTAAACAACCTTTGGTCCAATGATCTGCACATAGCCATCACGAATTCGGCGTACTCTCATTGTTGTAGATGGAATGTGTCCAATATATCCAATTTCTCCATTTACCATTCTGCCAACTTCCATATAGCCATTTCCAGTTGCCTGAAGGTCTGTATAAATTTTTTCCATTGTACGTGTAAAACTATCATCGTCATTTAAGGATTCTAGCCAATCACGAATTTCTAACTTTGCTCTTTCAATACGATTACGTGCACGATCAGTTGCACCTTTGTCTGCGTTGTTTTCAAGGCTCATCATTGTTCGATCTGTTACATCAAAACGATAACCAAGACCTACAACATTTTCTACTTTTGCATCAATAGCAGCATGATTAGCAAAAGATGTATCATAAAAATTAGCAAGTTCGTACATATTATATGGTGGAGTAATTACATCAAACAAACCATATCCATTACGATAAACAAGACCAGGATTGATTGCCTTAGATCCAGAATCCTTAAGACCCTTTGGATCAGCATTTGCTGAATTTAAATATGAATCACTAAGTAAATCAATGTTTCCATTGGTAGCAAGATATCCTTCTTGTGTTACTGCTTTGTTTACTTGTCTTGTAATGCGTCTTTTAAAGTTATCTTCAAGTCCCGCAAGATTTTTTAATTCATCCCAAGACTTATTAAATGGATCGCTGTTTTTAAATTGACTTTCTGGTTTTTCTGTAGTGCCAAGTCTAGCCTCTATGTAATCACTATTACTCATCAAAGGCTGCCTTTCCTGACTTATTAAGAGTCTGTTGTGCTGCATGCCATGCACCTAAATCGTTCATAGATGGAATCAAGCCAGACTTCATACGATCTATTTGCTCTGAATGCTCTTCATTTGAAATTCGGGTTAGGCCTGGAACAAATACTGCTTCTCCATCGCCATCATCTCCATAGTGTTTTGCTGCTGCTTTAAGTTCTGCAATTTTGGCTACATCGTTACGCATTGCCTCAATATTAAGAACGTTGCCTTCTCCATCAGTAAACCACTTGCCAGTTGCTTTTTTATATACGTATAGTCCCCAGTTATACTTCTTTTCGATTACCTGTCTACGTACATTTTTAACAATGGGTTCGCCAGTTTCGGGATTTATTAAAGAATTCATAACCACCAGTATACCATATTAGGCAGGAGTTACGATACTACTTGACCAAGATGCATCCTTATACACCTTAATCTTGTTTGAATCAAACGTCATTCCTTGCCCATCATCAATAATAATCTTATTAGTGCCAATATATGTTTTATAGATTTCTGAAGGGTTTACGCCGTAAGTCTCTGAAGTTGAGATAATAAGCATACCATTCCACGTATAGTTTGTGTCCCAATACTGCCAGTCAAAGGTTGTGGCTCCATCTGCTTTAACCTTAACCCAAGGTCGTGTAATATTGCTCTGAATTTGTTGAAGATTGTTAGTTTTATAATAGGATATGTTGTTAAATACCCCTGGGCCGTTAACATTTACTGAACCAATATATGAGTCAAAGATCAATGAGTTGCTAAAAGAAATACCAATAATAGACCATTCTTTGATTGTTAAAACAGGTTCTCTCACAATAGATCCATTTATATAATAAGATATTCCAGTAGTTGCTTCTCCTGTAGAATCGTTAATAGCAAAAATCTTTGCTCTTGATCCCGCAGTATTTACTGATTGAACATAAAACTTAATAATTTCATTTTTATGTTTTATCTCAAAAAATTGTGTAGGAGTAGATTCAAACTTTGAGTTATCATTTCTGTACCAGGTTTGAAAAGCACTAACTCTATAATTGTCGGCAAGGCTTGAGTTTACTGGCATAGAGATACCTCTATCAATTGATTGATCAAAAGTTCCACGTACTTCAATTCCTGAACTTCTTGTCATATAAAGATATGGCGTACTGCCTTTATAAATAGTGTATGGGTTTTTAGTTTTATAGTCGTAGTACAAACCTGATTTTTTATATGGATAGACCTGTGTACCAAATTTTGTTCCAACTGGATTAAATGAGTTGTTATTAAAGACTTGAGAAGAAAGTGAGAGATTTCTTAAAGTTATTGGCTTAGTTAGTGATCCACGAATATTAAACTCAAGACTATAAACAATTGCTAACTTATTAAAATCAATTGTTTTGGTTGGATAGATAAGGGTATTGTCAACGACTTCAAACTTTGTAGTTAACCACTGTGTGTGATCATCTATATCTAAAATTCTACTTGCTAAAGGTTTATCTAATTTGGGGAAATAACTTTGTGGAGAATTGGCACCTTCATCTATGTATTGAAAAGTGATATAACTTTTTATTGATGCCCCTGCAGTATCATATGCGTATGCACTTATTGATGCTTGCGCCATATCAAGATAGTCTAGCCATCCTTCTGCGCCTTGGTTTGCTAGATCTGTGTATGTCTGTTGGGTTGGAGAAGAATATATTGCATCTAATTCTGCATAAGAAAATGACTCAATGCCAACTTGAGTTTGAGTTATTTTTGATGGTAGGGGATAGTCAACATTAAATTGCAAAAAGTCTAAGTCATAGTATTCATTACCAATATCATTTTTAACATATTGTGCAAAATAAGATAATGGCATATAGTCTTCCCAATATCCAGAAACACCAATATCTAAATAAAAATTGTCATATGCCTCTAAAGGCAATAATGTATAACTTGCTGTATGAGAAAGTAGTTCATCTCCTGCATTAATATTTGCAGTTCCATCACTCAAAAAATGATCAACAATTTGTGTTTTATTAAAAAGAGTACAGAATCCAAGAGAATACATATATCCAGTAAATGTCTTTTGTGCGGAGTCGTCTCCACCAAAATAAACGGTTAATCCATTTCTATTGCCAAAAAATGATGCAACATTTCCACCAAATTCAGCAACAAGGTTTTCTATGTTGATTCCAACTGCAAATTTTATTCCCAGTGGAAATTCTTGTCCAATTAAAATTTCTTCTTCTACGCCATTATACTTTAAGTAGTAGTCTATATTTGAGCCATCTTTTCTAATGCTAAAACGATTTCCATTTATTGTATTTTTTATTTCAATAATTGTTTGTTGTGTTATATCATTGTCATTAATCTGAACTACAGCATATATAGCATGTATCTCATCACTAAGGATGCTAAATTGTGGAAAGTTAAAATATGCAGGAGTTGTTGCCCAAGTTTCATTAGGTCTAAATGTTATAAAATTATTTAATCCAACTTGTACTGCTTGATTATCATTATACAAATCTTCTGTAGTTTTTGAACCAATAGATATTTGAGGTAAAGTGTATGTTGGTGTTTGTAAAGATGTTCTTGATGCAAACAAATTATCAAAACTAGCCTGTTGCCATTTTGCAAAACTTGGGTAAGAATAGTTTGCCGTATAGTCTGCAAAAGTATAATCAATAAAAGAAGACGTTCCTCCGTATGCTGAATTAATTCCTTCTGGAGATTCTACTCCTTGCCCGTACACCCACCTGCGCTTTGCCATTGTTACTGGAACTTGGTAAGGATAGATAGCAACACAATCAATCTCAATTTCTGGAACATCATTGTATGCATAAAATCCAAGCCAGTCCTGCTCTTTTCCACTTGGATCATTTAATATTGATGGCAGAGGAATAGTTTTTGTATCAAAAGAAATAGATAAAACCTCTTCTCCATTTACAAGAAGTGTTGCCGAGTCTTTAACTAATCTAATGTTTATCAGCATTGGTCTATACCATTCGCCAACAAAGTGTGATTTAAATGATTTATCAATTTTTAAAGTTAAAAACCCAGACTCTACATATAGTCCATCTGATGAAGCAATCGGTCCAAAAATTCTTTTAGGTAAGGTTGCATCTGAATTAATTCTTGCCCAAAACTCAACAGTGTATTCTTTATGTCTACCTGCTTCATTTAAAAACCCTTGTCCAGGAATTATTAATGATGGGTTATCAGAATTTGGAACAATCTTAGTTAAACCTGATGCTCCATAAACTAAAGGTATGCTTGTATTTTTAGCAAATAAAGAAGTTAGCCCAGAAAGGTAATAACCACTCTTATCTCCAAGACCATAAGCCTGTGCCTCAATTGCACGATTACCATCTATTGCAACTGTGTTTGGAAAAGCAATTGTTTGTACTCCAAGTGAAAATGCATGAAATTCTTCTGACCATTGCCCTGCACTTATACCATTAAAAAATATTTGATAATCATCTGTTGTTGCTCCGCCAGTTAGAGTTGTAAATTTAAGCAAGACACGAAAACTTGCATTAACATTTGGTACAGTAAAAGTTCCAGATATAAAACTCCAAGTTGCATATATTGGGCTATCAAATGTTTCAAACTGTCGAACTACTTGAGATGTACTAGGATCTGTATACTCAATTCCAATAGATATAGACTGAACATATATACTATTAGAATAAAAATACGTTCCAACTGAAACTGTTTCAAGACTACTATCTAAACTAAGAAAATTTACAAGGTCTGGACTCCAGGCAATTGTTTCTGCACCATTTGTTGCTGGAATATCTGCATAAATAATTGAGGTAGCACTATCTTGAAATGGAGCAGTTGCTGGTGTTGACATTGGAGTTGTTCCTCCGCCAGTGCCGTCCCAAAGTGCTGTAGGTTCTGCAATATTTCTCTGTGCTTCAGTTATTAAACTTACATAGTCAGCCTGATCATCAAGTGCCCACAAAACCAGTGGGTGTTCTGAGAAAATTTTCTCTGCATACAGATTTGACGGGTTAGACATAATTCTCCTATACCCTTATTATAGCAGGCTAGCGACTAATAAAACTTAATCTCACAAGCGTCAGTACTGCAATAACTTTCACCTTCTGCTTCAAGATTTTCCACACCATCATAAATAGCAGACCAGTCAATCTTGCCAATCTTGCCAACATATGAGTTGTAATCTTCTCTTGATATTTCTGTATAAGGCTGTTGTGGATAAGTTTTATTTCCCATAGGAAGAAACGAGACTGCCTTTAACTGACCTTCATACATATTAAGTGCTGGAGCAATAAACTTTGTTTCCTCTTCTTTGTCAAAAGATAGGGTTACAGAAACACCATTATCTGACCAATATTTCTGAGCAGTTGCTGCCAAACCAATTTTTTCAAATAGGCTAACCTGCTTCTCTGCACGTTTGTGTCCAGATGCTACTGGGAAATATACCACTGATGTATTTGCTGATACAAGATCTGCTTCAATTTTATACCCCGCTGCTTTAAACAAATGGAGCATTGGATCAGTGTTACCAAAGCGAATAGCACGAAGATAGAATTCTCCACCAGGTCCCCAGTGAACTCCAGGAGTAGCACCAGAAAGAAGTGATACAGATCCTGACGGTTTAACTGTTGTTACACGAACTGATTCACGAACACAGAGCCACTCTGAATATGAATGATCATATTTACGAATTGTTTTATACCCTTCGTCCATCCATTCACGAATAACTGGCAAACCATGTTCATCAGCAAATGCAGCGATGCCTGTAAGGGATGTTCCAATACGGCGATTACGTTGCATAATTCCGTTTGTCTGTTGCCAATGAGTTGGCATAAGAGTTACAGTCTTTCCATAAAGATAGGCAAACTTCAATGTCTTGAGGAAGTCCTCCTTGGACTCATGACGATTTAAGTGCACCTCTACAAGTGTACAAAGTTCGTATGATTCCAATGGCTGCTCCGCACAAGGATTGAAGCCCATAATGCGAGCATCTTTATAATCAGGTGCATCGGCAAGACGGCCATAATTACGAGCAACGTCTAACCAGATAAAACCTGGCTCTCCATTGTCTGCAATTAAATCTACATAATCTTCATACTTAGTTCCAACCTCAGCAGCAATAGAGTTATTACTCATCCATGCCCAACCTGGTTTTTCTGGATCATATGAATTTCTTTCTGGGAATACTTCTGGATTTTTAAGATTAATAAAACCTTCGTCTTCTGGAACGCCAAGTGCAAGAGTAGCAGAACGACGAACATTTCCTGATACCACACAGGTACCAATAAGATTTACTAGGTCTACAATTGCACGGCTATCAAGAGCATCTCCTGCTCTAGAGCCAATTACATTGCGGATGCGTGTATGAAGATCAACTAGTGGTGCTGGACCGCTAGCAACCCCTCCAAAGCCTTTAATTGGGGCACCCAGAGGACGGATAAGGTCATAGTTGAATTCTTGAATAGACTGATTTGCACGAAGAAATGAATTAATAAGTAGTCTAACAGATTCAACCCAACCTTCACGAGTATCTGGAATTTCATAAATAGATACTGGTTCTGTAGGGGCATAAATAGACATTTGTTTGTCTTTTCCAAGGGTATCAAACCCTACACCAATACCTAACATTAATGCATCCATTACCCAAGCAAATAAAGCACCTGGGTCATTACGATCAATGTCTCTTGTTGAAACCATTGCACAATTTTGAAGGGATGCTGAGTTACGCTTCTCCATAGTCATAGGAGTTCCAAATGCCCAGAGACCACGACCTGGTGGAGTCCATTTCAATTCAAACATTCTTTGAAAGGCTTCTTGTGCAGACTTCTGAGCCTTGTTATCATTCCAAGGTAGGCGATTATCCTTAGCATGGTTTTTTTGAACTGAATACATACCCTCGATTACACGACGACATACTTCATGCCAGCGTTCCTTTGTTCCATCTTCTTTAACACGAGAATATGTGCGAATAAATGTTACCTCTCCTAACGAGTTAGATCCTGCATCTGAGAATCCAAATGGTGCTGGAATGGTTTGATATTTATTTACAAATTCTTCTGATAGACGAAAAGAAAATACGCTTTCTGACATTTATATACCTTTCAAAGTAAAATTAGATGAGTACTTCTTAATTTACGAAGTAGTCTTAAGTATAGCACAAGTTTAAAAAGAAAAACACGCTCAATAAGAGCGTGTAAATCTTTACTTTAGAGTTAGGACTTTGTTTTTTACAAAGCACCCATAATTAACATTATATCACGATCTACTTCATAACCACTTGCATCAGTAAATACTGTTGCTGTGGTATTGATCTTAGTAAGTCCCGCAATTGTTGTAACAGTTGCACCTGAAGCAATTGATGTTGAACCAATTGTTGGTGCTGAATATGAAGATACTGTTCCCCAAGAAGATGTTGTTCCATCTGTTGTTAGATACTTACCTGAGTTACCAGTTTGAGAAGGAACTACATAAGCAGTTGAGTCAGTAGCAACTAAAGTTTTAGATGTTGGAATTGTTGTTGAGTTAATTGTTATTCCATTAAGGTTTGATACTGTTGCTCCTGAAGCAATTGAAGTTGATCCCAGTGTAGGTGCAGAATATCCTGATACTGTGCCCCATGAAACGTTGGTTCCATCAGATGTTAGGTACTTACCATTTGCTGAAGCCTGTGAAGGAAGAACAGCATTTGCTGCACCTGCTTGTGTAGTTGCTCCAGTGCCACCCTTATTGAGAGCAATTGTTGTAGCAGACCAAGTTCCTGTAGCAATAGTACCTACAGATGTAAGTGAAGATGCTGTAACTCCAGCGCCAAGTGTTGAGCCAGAAAGTACATCTGTTCCTGCAATTTTAAATGTTTTTCCTGTTGCTAAATCAAGGTTTTCTGATGAGGTCCATGCTGTATTAGCATTTACCCAGTTAAATGTTTTATTAGTTAAACCATTAAGTGTAATACCCCCGCCATCTGCAGTTGTATTTGTTGGGCTAGCAACATCACCAAGAACAATATTTTTATCTTCTACTACAAGGTTAGTTGAATTAATATTTGTTGTTGTTCCGTTTACTGTCAAATCCCCAGAAATTGTTAGGTTAACTGCTGTTGCAGTTCCAGTGAGTGCTGGGTTTGCAAGTGGAGCATAAGTTGTTCCAGCAGTTGAAGAAGCAAGTTTAGAATCTAACTGTGTTTGAATTGCAGAAGTAACACCATCAAGATATCCAATTTCAATATCTGAAACATTTGCTACACGAGCCTGAATTGTTGTAGTATCTACTGCTAAAGTTAATGTATTTGCTGCATCGTTATAAGTTTTTGTTATACCAGTGCCTGCAGTAAGTGCAGCATCAATTGCATCTTGTGAAAGTTCTGAAATATCAGATGTTAGGGCTACTGTACCTGTTGCATCTGGAAAAGTAATAGTCCGATCCGCTGTAGGATCTGTTATTGAAAGGGTGGTTTCAAAAGCGTTATCTGTAGCACCTTCAAATGTAATGCTTGAACCAAATGATGGATTTACTGTTGAGTTAGCATCAACAAAGTAGTCAAGATTTACCCAGTGATTTGTTCCATCACCAATTTTAAATTTATTTGTATCGGTTTCATATCCGATTTCACCAGCATTGAGAATTGGACCGTTGCCAGAATTTGTTGAAATCCATTGAGCAGCAGTACCTCTGCGCTGTTGCATTCTTGTTGCCATTTATAGTCTCCTTATTTAATGTGTTAGATAATTATTCTTACATTATTATTAATAATTAACTATATGAACAAATTATACCAGATAATTAACTGAAATTATCTAGTGGGCTTCCGCCGTCGTAACTGTTATTCCAGTATGCTGAATCATAGAATCCTGCAATTTCAGTTGATGTAAATATTGAATCGTAGAAGCCTGCATCTTGGAATATTGAAACAATAAGTCCAGTTCCGTCAATTGCAGTATCGTGGATGTGCTGTCTAAGATCAGCGGTATCTGAAAATGTTGCAATCATAATCCAGTCAGCAGCATCTGTAGAGTATACAGATACATGGCGTGACACTGTATCAAACCATAATTGTCCATCTACTGGGCTTGTTGGGGCTGTTGATGCTGGTGCAGCAATTGCTCCTTTGCTATCTACATAAAGTTTTGTTGTTGCATGTGTGTCAAGAGTAGGGGTGGCAACTGTAACAGTTCCGCCAAAAGTACCGCCTTGGGCTACATCTAGCCCATGCTTTACCTTAAAATCTCTATTTGTAGTTGCCATCCCTAGCCTCTTTTCCTAATTATGCCTTGATGTAGGTCTTGCTTACCTTAACAGTAGTATTTGCTGCTGCTGCAGTAACTTGCATAAGAACATTGCCTGCTGAATATACAGCATCTGTTGTTCCAAGTTGGCCATTGCTTTGTACATCAGCATACTCTGTTACATAAACATTGTTTGATGCATCTACTGCAACTAACATTTCAATTACTTCAATGTCTCCACCAGCATTCTTCATTTGTACTACATACTTAGCAGCAGTATATGTTGTTGCTGAGAATGTGTCAATTGTAGTTGCTGAAGTTCCTGCAACTGCTGTTGCAGAACCTGTAAGAGTGTCAGCAAATCCAATAGATGTTGCTGATGCTGCACCAAGAGTTGGTGTAACAAAAGTTGGGCTATTGGTAAATGCTACTGTTGAACTTCCTGATTCATCAGTAAGTGCTGCAGCAAGATTTGAACTTGAAGGAGTTGCAAGGAATGTGGCTACACCAGTTCCAAGTCCTGAGATACCAGTTGATACTGGAAGACCTGTTGCATTTGTAAGTGTTGCAGATGAAGGTGTTCCTAATGCTCCACCATTTGTAACAAACGCTCCTGCTGAACCAATATTTGTTCCAAGTGCTGTTGATACTCCTGTACCCAAACCTGAAATACCAGTTGAAACTGGAAGACCAGTAGCATTTGTCAAAGTACCAGAAGATGGTGTACCAAGTGCTGGTGTAACCAATGTTGGGCTAGTAAGTGTCTTGTTTGTTAATGTTTGAGCGGTATTTAGATCAACTGTTGTTGCTGTATCAATTGAAATTGTATTACCAGACTTTGAAAGACCAGTTCCTGCTGTAACCTGTCCTAATCCAGTAAACTGTGTGAAGGTAAGCGCTGTTGTTCCTACTGTTACTGAACCATTGTTAGTTAGTGTCCAGCCAGAATCTGCGTTTGTAGTTCCTTCTTCAACAAAAACTGCAAGTGAAGCAGTTAATTCTGCACCTGTATCAGCATCTGTTGAACGAGTTGGTGCACCTGAAGCATTAACGGTATAGATACCATTTTCTGAACCAGTACCCTGATTCTTAATAAGGATTCTGTTACCAGTTGCAAGTGTTACGCCATCAATTACAGAACCATTAGCAAATGATGATGAAAGAGTTCCAGATGTAGTTGTTGCTGCTCTTACTGAAGCCTTCCAGTCAATTCCCTGTGCTGCTGAATCAACATATGCCTTTGTTGCTGCATCAGTATCATTTGTTGGTGTTGGTACTGTTACTGTTCCTGTAAATGTTGGTGAAGCAAGTGGTGCTCTTGATGTATCTGTAGCATGTACGTGATCTGCACGAGCAGCAGTTGTTGCTGTACCAACTGCAGCAGTTCCATCCATTGATGGAGTTGTTGCGCTTAGTCCAGTAATGCTGTTAAAAGATGTACCAGTTGCGACACCAATGTTTGGAGTAGTAAGTGTTGGGCTAGTTGCAAATACTAAAGCACCTGAACCTGTTTCATCTGTTACTGCAGAAGCAAGGTTTGCGCTAGAAGGTGTAGCAAGGAATGTTGCAACTCCTGTGCCAAGACCAGAAACACCAGTTGAGATTGGCAAACCAGTAGCGTTTGTTAATGTTCCGCTTGAAGGAGTACCAAGTGCTCCACCGTTTACAACAACAGCGCCAGCAGAGCCAACGTTTGTTCCAAGAGCAGTAGCAACGTTAGTTCCAAGTCCTGAAACACCTGTGCTAATTGGCAAGCCAGTAGCATTAGTAAGTGTTGCAGAAGAAGGAGTTCCAAGTGCTGGTGTTGTTAATGTAGGTGATGTTAATGTCTTATTTGTAAGTGTTTGTGTTCCAGTAAGTGTAGCAATTACTGTTGTATCTACTGTAATTGTATTTGCTGGGTCATTATATGTAAAACCTGTGCCAAGAATTGTTCCAACTGCATCTTGTGCTCTTTCATCTGTAAAGTAAAGGTTTGTTCCTTCTGAAAGTGCTGTTGTTGATGATGGAATATCTGAAGTAAATGCTAATGTTCCAGAAGCATCTTTAAGATAAATTGTTCGGTCTGCTGTTGGGTCTACTACTGCAAGTGTAGTTTCAAATGCATCTGCTGTTGCGCCTTCAAACTCAATACTTGCACCAAACACACCAACTGCTGCTGGGGCTGACCACTCAACGCCGTATGTTGCACCTGAGTTTGCTGTAAGTACTTGACCATTTGTACCAACACCTAAACGTGCTACTACATCGTCTGCACTTCCTACTAGCAAATCACCCTTAGCATCAATTGTGCCTGCAGTGATAATATTTTTTCCATTGACAGTCGCAGTTGTACCTTCAACTACAAGTCCTGCCTTTACTCTAAAATCTTTATTTACTGTTGCCATTTTTGTATCTCCTTAGTTAGGCCTTTAACCCCATACGCAAATAGCGTAGGGTTATTGGTGTTTGCCCACCCACTGGAACTACAGTTAGTGAAACTGTATCTCCTGCTCTAGACACGGAGATGGTGCCAATATTCCCATCATTGTCTACTGTTCCATATTCACTAACATTTACATTTGTATTATCAGGAACAATGGTTAATTCTGTAGCCCAGTATTTATTTGCGCCACCAGAAGTCTTTTTAATTGAGACCATGTATTTTACTGATCTCCATTCACTTGCCAAAAAGTTATCAAAAATTGTTGAGTTTTCAATGCCGTTGATTGTAACTTCATTGTTGCCATCTGAACCAAGATCTGTTGATCTTGCAGAGGTGCTGTCAATCAAATCTTCATAGTTTGTTTGACTTGGACGGTCTCCAGTCTGAAATAGAGACTTGATACTTGCAATTGATAATTTAGCCATGATTGAATTATATCACATATTTTAAAGTATATAGTTAGAGAAGCCAATAACTTGTAGCGGAATTGCTGGTATATTGGCAATAGACGTTGGGATCTGTATTGCTGTAAACCTTATTCTAAATGGTAGTACTGAGTTTATGTTTACCCCTCGATTTGGGTGAACAATTTCTACATTTGGAAAAGAAACTCTTTCAATGGCTTTTGTAAAAACTGGGGTATTGTTATCTATAACAACTGTTGCCATTAGTTTGTAACATCCTCAAGGAGAGTAATCTTCCCTTGAGCAACTGTCCAAACAAGTGTGTTCTGTGGAAGACGTACTTCAATATCAAAAATATCATTTGTCCGTAATTGTGAAGTTTGGGCTGCAGTTAGATTAACTTTAAATTCACCATCAGCGTCTTCTAAATCTTGTGCTGGGTTAATAGTAAAGATTAATGTTGCGGCATCTGTAATTACTTGTGGCGTAACAGGGTTTGTTGGTCTTTTAAATTCTACTTCTATTGTCCAATCAGGAATATTTAATGGTTGCTTGGCATCATCTGTTAGATAAACCTTAAAAGAGGCTGTATCGCCTTTTACAATTGTCCAATTAACAAACGGTGGTGTCTCACCAATATCATATGTAGATGCGCCTTGACCTCTATAAGTTGCCATTATGCTAACCCTGCTTTCAGTGATCCCCAAGAGCCATTGCCCTTTGGTTGTCCAACTAGTAATATGCCTGTTGTTGCATTTTTCTTTAATACTACTGCTACTGCTCCAGAACCTGTTGCTGGACGTGTTGCTGTTAATCCCCCGTTATTTGCAACATATAAAACATTGCCAACATTATACGCATTTGTATTAACTCCTGAAAATACTCCAGACAAAATAACAACTCCATCAGCACTGTTTGATATTACTGATTGCGCTAAACCAATAACTGGAAATGTTGCAAGGTTTGTAGAGACGCTCTTTGCAATTGCTGGTTTTGATGTTCCATACCCAGAAATATAAACGGGATCACCTTTAGCAATTGAAGATCCGCTACTATTAGTAACTTCAAGTGTATGAAAGGAAGGACCTACTGTACCAATTAATGTTTCAATTTTTTCAGATAGTGCTTGAATATCCTCGTGAACATTTACTGGGTCGCTTGAAAGCGGGTAAGGAATTCCATAAGTTGTTGTTGATCCTGTAGCCATAGTCTTTCTATTATACCACTTTGAATTATAACAAATAGGTAACAAAAATATAAAAATATCAAAACTTTGACTTTTGGGGCAAAAACATGTTATACTTGGTAGTAACACCAGACAACTGGTGCTTTTGTTTCTAGGAGGTTTATTTGATGAGAAGAGACAAGATGGCTTGGATTGGAATCCTATCTTTGGTGGGACTACTTGCACCCGTAAGTAATTCTGCTAATGCACTAACAACTACAACTGATAATAATTTATTGAGTAATAAGTCTTTGACTGCCCCTGCCGACCTCAAGTCGGCTTTTTTGGTTTCTAAACCAAGTAATAAGGTAATCTTAGCAAAATACACAAATGCTGTATCTTTGAGTGACTATGACTTAGTTCAAATGTTAAAGGCTGTAGGTTTTACAGGAAAAGGTTTAAAGACTGCTTGGGCTGTTGCTAAAGCAGAGTCAAATGGAAGACCTTTTGCTTTTAATGGAAATGCTAAGACTGGAGACAGTTCTTACGGGGTATTCCAAATAAATATGATCGGTGATCTAGGACCAGATCGTAGAGATAAGTTTAACCTAGATGCTAATGCTGAGTTATTCAGTCCAGTGAAAAATGCAGAAATTGTATTTCACATGACTGAGGGTGGAACAAATTGGAAGTCTTGGAAACATGCCAAGCCTGCTCAATACCAAAAATGGCTAAAGAAGTTCCCTAGCCAATACAATTAAAACACAAAAAAAAATAACCCCTATCTTAATTGGTAGGGGTATTTTTTTATTGCTTCTTATTTAGAATCTTACAACGTAAACTGCTCCGCCACCGCCAGAGTTAGCACCAGTGTAAAAGTTTCCCCCACGGCCACCGAAACCACGACCACTACCACCAGTTCCAGAACCTCCACCAGTGCCAATGCCAGAGCCTACTGCGGCAGGAAAGTTTCCTGAGTTATTTGTTCCACCTGAACCTCCACCAGTGGTTCCAGAGATTACAAAATTATACGGTGAGGCAGAACTTATAGTACCAGCACCTCCTGGAGTGTTAAATCCACCATTGCCACCAGAACCTCCTCCAGGACTTCCAGCACTACCACCTCCACCAGCAGCGCCAGTATTTGCATTTACTCCACCTCCACCTCCACCTCAATTAGCGGTAAGGTTTGAAATATTAGTTATTCCTCCAGCATTTCCAGGAGTATTTTCACCACCAGCATTTCCAGAAGCACCAATTGTAATTACAGTCGGTGAAGTTAAAATTAATATTGAACCAGTTACACCACCACTACCTCCGCCACCGCCAGAGTTAGCACCAAAACCACTACCTCCGCCGCCACCACCTGCGCCGACTGCTACTGCATATACAGAGCCATTTGCAGAATATGTATTTGTTGATGTGGTAATTGTGTCAAGAGTTCCAGAAACAGGAGCCAAAGAGTTACCAGTTAGTTGTAAACTAACTACAATATTTGATCCAGTATTTGTATAAAATCTATAAGAAGTTGCATCTGAAGCAAGATTAAATGAAACTGTTCCAGAAACTGTTGTAGCAGTTCCTAACAAAGTTGTTCCACTATAAAATTCCATTATAGTGATTGTTGATGATACACAAGATATAGAGTATGTTCCTGCAGTTACTGGTGTAGTAACTTGATATATTGTGTTTGCTGCTACTGCTGTTGCCGTTTTTGCAAGTGTAGATGCAGAAGATGAGCCTGATGCGGCTACTGGAAAAACGTTTGAAGCCATTAATTACTCCTTATGTGTATAGTCATATTATACAGTATTATTAAATAAAAATACCCCAAACCATAAAGGCTGGGGTACTCTTAATTAAAGCAATTATGCGATTTCTACACCTGAGATGTGGAAGTTTACAGTTGTTGCTGATGCTGATCCTGCAATAACCTTAGTTGTTGCAAGAACTTGCTTTAGATCAAAAAATGCTGTTGTGTTTGCAGCAATTGCAGCACCTGAAACTAGGTCTACTGCATCTAGTTTTAGTGTAAATGTAGCCGCTGTTGCTGCTGTATTTGTAACCGCAATATTTGTGATTACCGCAGTAGTTGATGCTGGAACTGTATAAAGTGTTGTGTTTGTTACTGCTGCTGCTACTCTAGCAAGAGCCTTAGTTGTTGTTGCCATTTATATTACCTCTTCTTTAGCCGTGTCCCCGCTTTTATCGTAGGATCACGTGTGTTCTAATTATACACTATTTTTAAATTTTTTAAATAACCACAACGTATGCTATGCCAGCAGTTCCATTGCCACCTTTATGTGCAAGATATGTTCCATTTGTATTATTAAATGTATATTCATTTGTGCCACCGCCACCACCACCACCGCCGTAACCAGTAGCATTTGCAGCAGGAGTTCCATCCCAACCGCCTTTGCCGCCTGCGCCGATTAGGCCTGAGCCACCAACACCACCTTCTGCACCTACAGCATAATTATATGAAGAATATCCACCAGATCCAGTCAAGCCACTATTTCCTGGACCACCAAGGTTTGCAATCCATGGGAGACCATGGCCTGCAGAAACATTTCCAGCAAGACCTCTTCTAACATTGTTTTCTGCTGTGTATCCATTTGGAGCATTTGCAACTGATCCATTAGCACTTGTTAATAAATTTCCAAATGTTGTTGCTCCACCAGCATTTCCAGCATTAGAGTTGCTTGCATTTCTGTTTCCACCATTACCACCTGCGCCAATTGTAATTGCAACATCTTGTGTAAGTGACACCACACCACTTATAACTCCTCCAGATGCTCCGCCTTGTCCGCCTGCTGTTTGACTTTGGTTTCCGCCATTTCCTCCAGAGCCACCGCCAATTAATGCAACCCAGGCTTTGCCACGAGCAGAAAAATTTTGTGATGATGTAATTGTATACAATGTTCCACTTGGAGCAGATGAAGGTAGGATAATTTTTGTTTGGGTAAATGTTAATTCAATATTTGTACCTGTATTAATTGTAACAATTACATTATCAACTGAAGATGCTAAGTTTGTTGTTAAGGTTCCACTAGTAGTAGTTCCTGATGCAATCTCAGTTGTACCACTCATAAAATAAACAGTTGCATTTGTTCCAGCAACACATGTAGTTGTATATGTTCCAGCACCTAGTTCAACAATTACCTTGTATACATTGTTTGCATTAGGGATTGTAGCAAGTCTACCAAATGTTGTTGGTGTTGATGCTATTGTTGTTGCAGGAAATATTGATTGGGCCATTTTATTAGCCTATATTTACTAGATCCCAAGAGACTGTTGCTTCGTTCCAGTTATAGGATTGACCTTCTTCTGGTGTTGGCATAGGTGTTGGTGCTTCCCAAACCTTTAATTCATAATTATATACCCATGAAGCATAAGGTTCTGGCATGATGTAAGCATCTGCTGTAGCATCCCAATACCAATTAATTCCTAGTGGTGTTTCATCTGTATATTCAATACAGGTTTTACCTGTAACTTCTTCTGCAACTTCTAGTGAGTCTGCAACGATTGTGTTAATAACTGTCTCGTTATCAATTACCGCATAATTTGCCATTATTTACTCCTTGTTTAGTAATGATAGGTTAAACTATCTTGTGTTTATTATACCATTATTAATAAATGTATTTTTTGCCAACAGTAAATGGTGAATTTTTTAAAGTTACCTCAATAATTTTTTTATTTGGATTATCTGCTTGGGCTTCTTCTAGTGTATGGGCAGCCCAGCAGTCAGTAACAATATTGTCTGAGTCTAGAACTGCAAATATTTTTTTACCTTCTAATTTTATTGTATTTATCATATTAGTACATTAATGTTACAGAACCAGAGCCACCACTTGCAGCATACGCTCCGCCATAACCACCAGGAGCACCATTACCAGACCCACCAGAACCTAAATTACCGGAAAAGCCTGCTATGGGGACAGTGCTAAGGTTCCCTGTTCCAATTAATGAACGGTTAGTGCCGTTTGAACCGGAAGAACCGTTTTGAACATTTCCATCAATGTTGTATGAAGCCTGACCGCCACCACCACCAGGAGCACTAAGAATTCCATAAGTAGTTGTGCCGCCCGAGGATCCACCGCTAGGGTACCAAATGTCATAGCCTGTTTCAGCAGCCTGATAAGCATTTCTACCGCCAGCGCCTCCTGCTCCTATTGTTGCAGTAGAAGATAACGGTGTATATCCAAAAGTAAATCCACCATAACCACCATTACCGCCAGTTTGAGCATAAGGAGAACTACCAGCACCGCCACCGCCACCGCCGATTAAAATAGCATAAACAAAACCAATACCACTAGCAGTCACGCTGCCATTTGTTGTGTTAAATGTTTGTTTTATTGTTGGATTAGCCATACCGCCTGATACTACTGGTGCTGGAAATACTGAAAAACCCATAATTACTCCTTTAAATAGACAAAATAGATTATATCATTATTTATATTCTTTGATTGTCCTAAACATACCCTTATAACGATCAAAAAGTTTAGTCTGTAGTTCAATAGTAATATTAGCCTGATCTGCAATATCAGAACTTTCTCCAATTTCCATTTGCCAGGACTCTCTTTTAAATGGTATTACCTGTGCTATTGGAGTTCCTTTTGGAATAAGGCCCTCAAAATTTGGGTCATTAATAACCATAGGAAAATTTATTGGAGCAGAGTATTTATCAGTATCCACCATACCAGGCATAATTGTAAATACTGACTCTCTATGCATTGGCTGTACAATTTCAAGAGAGTAGCCTTTTGGTGTTTTAATAGACCAGTGATTGATCCATTTTGGATAAGCGTGTTCATTTTTTGCTGGGTGTAACGCTGCTTGCTCAATTGGGTGAAAAGAAATAAGTCCAAAATTTGACCATTCAAAGTGTTGCATTATTTTTGTAGCCTCACCCTCAACAGGCTTTCCAGTTTGTGCATCAACTGCAGTTGCTTCTTTAAGAGATACCCAAACGTCGGCGGGAGATAAAATTAAATAACCTGCTGTCATTGCATCAAAGATAGGCATGCATCGTTTAATAGTAGCCTTAGTTCCACCATCACCGCCTGGTCTTTTTTCTCCACCAATATAAGATTCTGTTTGTTTGTACCATTCTGGAACCATTGTATATGCTGGTACTGGTTTTAATAAATCTTTGTACCCCGAAGTATTTGTAAATTTAATGTTTTGCGGCATTGTTATAGTATATCAGAGATTGCTTAAAAACAAAATGCTAAGATTCTTCTGCATAAACAGGTTGCTCAAAAATACCATCAATATATGACAAACCAATGTTTGGACCAGTTACAGTATCTAAAGGATCATATTCAATACAACTTTTGCCTGTGTGTTCTTGTGCATACTCTAAAGAATCTGCAACTATAAGGTTTGTAACAATATCATTTTCAATAATAGCAAAATTTGACATAATCTTCCTAACTAAAATCTAACCAAATAAACAACGCCTTGAGCACCTGAGCCACCAGGACCTCTTCCAGCCCAACCAACGGATCCGCCGCCGCCACCAGAACCATAACCGCTTCCTGCGCCACCGCCTCCACCGCTGCCTGCACCGCCAGAGCCGCCAGTGCCGATTCCAGATCCACCGCCAGCCCTACCTGAATACTGACCACCACCGCCGCCGCCTCCAGTTGTAGCATTTGGTGTGTTTGGTAAAACTACAGAGTAACCTAATGTTGCAATTGATGAACTAGCATTTCCAGCAGTTGAACCACTATCGTCTCCATATCCATATGCAAAACTTGACCCACCATTTCCGTAGTTTGCGCCAGCAGTTGTTGTTGTAAGAGATCCTATAGATGTATGTCCTCCTGGTGCTGCACCAATTGTTACGCTTGTTACTCCTGATGTAACTGGAACTGCGCCGCCAATAATTGCCCCACTCCTTCCACCAACACTTCCTGATCCTTCTCCACCATTCCACTGTGTGCCGTGAAAACCAGCCTGAACACATACAGCAAATGCTCCACCTGTAAAATTTAATGTTTGTGAAGATGTTATTGTTTGCAAGGTTCCGCTTGCAGCATATGTAACTGCTGCACCAGTTGCTTGAACGTTAATTTGAATATTTGACCCAGTATTTATAAAATATTTTATAGATTTTGCAGTTGTTGCAAGATTAAAAGAAACAGTACCACTAGTTGTTGCTCCAGATGCAATTACTGCTCCACTGGCATCAATAAAAATAACATTTGCAATAGTTGAAGATATGCATGTAACACTATATATTGCTGGTGCTAAGTCTACTTCGGCTGAGTATGTTGTAGTGTTATTTGCTGCATAAAAAGTATTTTGAAGGGTACTTGCCGCACTAGTTGCTGCTGCTGTTTGTGCTACTGGAAAAACATTTGAAGCCATTAATTACTCCTAAAATAGAATAATTATATTATATCACTCTTTATAGTTCAACTAACAACTTCCAAGAACCAACATTTGCGTCAAAAGTATAAACATTTCCATCACTTGGGTATGGTGGTAATGCTGGCAAGTCATCATCATCCTGAGTATATGCTATTTGCCAAGAGGTTGTACTTTCATCCCATGCATAGAATTTTCCGTCTTGTGGATATGGAGTTGGTGCTTGCCACAATGCAGTTTCTTCATTTAATGTCCAAGATGCAAATGGTTTTGGAGCAATAAATCTATCATTTTTTTCATCCCAAAAGTATCCTTCTCCAGCAAAATTTTTTCTAAATCCACCACCTATTGCATTATATGATGTTTTAATCCAGGTACCACCAAGATTATCAACTAGCCATTTATAGCCTTCATCTCCATTAGGATCATTGTTATCTCCTACAACTACCCGAATTACTTTGTTTTTTGAATTTATTTCAGCCCAATGTGACATTCTTATACCGCCGATTTCAAATAACGAACAATAACTAATCCACCACCACCACGTCCTGAAATATAAGAAGTTCCTTCTGGATTGTCAGGATAATAATTATTCCAACCACCTCCACCGCCACCGCCACCAGAAGCAGGGTATGCATCAGAAAACAAAAAATCTGAACTACCAGTCTTAAAAAAATCATTGTTTGTTCCATCACTCTTTGCCCAACCACCATCGCCGCCGTTAAAACCAAATGAAGAAGTGCTAAAAAGTTGAGTACCGCCGCCGCCGCCTCCTCCATACCAACCATAGGAGTTTGAGGCTACTGTTCCATACCTACCAGTGTTGGTTGCTATACCCCAACTTTCATAGTCTGTTCTTGAATTTCCACCTGTACCGCCCAGTCCTCCAGGACCAAAATTTTGACCAGCATATCCTGCTGCACCTGCGCCACCTCCGCCGCCGTCACCATAATTTACTCCGCTGTCGCCTCCGTTATATCCTTCCGCTGGAGTATATCCTCCAGCGTTACCAGTTCCAGCATTAACCTTGCTACTTATTTTTGGTGCTTTAGCACCTCCACCAGATCCTCCATTAATATTGCCAGAACCACCACCACCAACACCTCCGCCAGTAGCACTTAATGAATTAAAAGTTGTATTTCCTCCATTGGAGTAACTGTTGCCACCCGCTCCTATAACAGCATTATATGAATTTGGTGCTAACGTTGATGAAAATGCTCTAAATCCTCCGCCTCCACCACCGCCTCCACCGTATGCACCTGCGCCACCTGCGCCAACAATAATATAACTACAAACTAATGGGGCACCTGAAATAGTGAGTGTTCCATTACTTGTAAAGGTACGATAATAATAGTTTGAATCTGAAGAAAGAGTTCCTCCAGTTACAACGGAAACTGATTTTCCTAATAACCTAGAACCACCAAAACTAGATCTTATTGGCATTTTGTGTTACGCAAACCTTGATTGAGATCCAAGTACAACAAAAGTTGCAGATGCTGTTTTTACAATATTAAATGCATAAACGTCAACACTGCTAGCATTACCTGAAGAAGGCGCTGTTCCACCTGACCATTTTGGAGTTATAGTATTTCCATCAACCTGAATAACGTTTGGATAATATGGTGTTGCACCATTTGTATTCATCCAAACAACAGTTACTGATTCTCCAACAGATAGAACTGAATCAAGAGTAGCGGATGAACTATACCTAAAGTTTAATGTATGATTTGCTGAAGCGTTTGTTGTATAATACCAAATTGTTGCAGTTTCTGAATAAATAGGAATAGTTCCAGTAGCAGCAGAAGCAACAATATTTGTTGTCTCTGTAGGAGATTTAATTGTTGGATAATTACTTGTTGAATCATTAATTGTTGGGCTTGTTAAAATTTTATTTGTTAATGTATCTGATGTTGCTTTTCCAACAAGAGTATCTGTTGCATCAGGAAGAGTAAGGGTTTTTGCTGTAGTAAAAGCAGTAGCAATAGTTCCAGTAATATTTGTAGTACCAGCAACATCAAACTTTATAGCCTTAGTGGTATCTGTATTATCTACAATAGTTGTGGTTGAGTCTGAAAGTTTTTTATTTGTTAATGTATTTGAACTAGAAGCAGTTACTTCTACTGTTACCCATTCAAGTCCCGTGGCTGTTGCAGAATTTGCTGAAAGAACCTTTCCATTTGACCCAACTGATAAAACAGATAGGGTATCATTTGCTGATGCTGAAAGAAGGTCTCCCTTAGCATTAAAACTTGTTGCTTGAATTGCACTACCGCCAGAAAGGGCACTGATTTGTGTTTGAAGGTTATTAATTGTATATGCTACAGATGGGTTTACAAGGTTTGCAGCAACTGTTTCTGCTGTATCAAAAGTATAAGATCCATAGTGGTATAGGCGTAAAGCAGCCTGAATATCTGCAGCATCTGAAAGACCTGGTATTTTTGTTGGTACTAATGTTCCAATTGATTCTGCTGCCATTTTTTCACCTCATCAAAATTATACCATAGTTAGATAACTACTGATATAAATAGATGAACCGTTACCTCTCCTGTTAAGTTAGACCATGTTCCACTTACAGACTTAACAGCCTTTAGGTTAATAACAAGGTTTGTTCCAGCACCTGCAAGTGCGGGTACTTGAATTGAAGAGGCAACTGGGTTAGCGCCTTCAATACTATACTGAATATTAAAATTAGATGCTGTAAGTGGTGTTCCAGATACAGTTACAATATTTGCAATTGGAACAGTAATTGATGCTGCACCAGCAGTAAAAGTAGTTGTATGTTTTTTTGAATATAAAGTAGGATTAATATTTAAAACTTTAGTCCATACGTTGCCTCCTGGCTCTGCAACATATTGATACATGTATCCATAGTTGACTCCTGGAGAAGTGTTAATATACATATCATTAAGAAGTATTTCTTGTGAAAAAATGGTTTGGCTAGAAGTCAAGGAGTTTGGATCTCCTGTACCTACAAAAAACTTGCTTCCTCTTTGTCCTGTTGGACCAATGTCGATTAAAAGTTCTACAACTTCTGGAGGTGCAAGAACTGTAATATCATCATTTGATATAACAACATCAGCCATTAAACAGCACCAGAAATATCATCTGTAACTGTTATTGTTCCAGTAAGCAAAGTAAATACTTGAGTATTGCTAGAAATTTGAACGTCATAAACATATGTGCCTGGAAGAAGATTTCTTCCAACTGATGAACTGATGGTACAGGTTACAATATCTGTTGTATCATTTACTGTTGCTGTAGCAGAAATTTGTGTGCCTGAAGAACCACGTACATTAGCAATTTTAAAAATACCTGTATATCCTGTCAAATCAAAAGATGAACCATCATTTGCATTTTTTGGACGGGCTACAAATTGTGCCGTATCACCACGGTAATAGTTAAAATTATAAGTACTTGGAAATGCCATTTAGATCCTCCTGATCTATTATACCATTAAGAAACCGATATGTACATACCCTTTAACATAATGGTGCTTTCATTATCTGCTCTTGCTTGAATTATTCCACCTTCTGATCTAATCTTTGATAAATCAACATATAGGGTTTGGTTAATGGACATTTCGTAAGGATATTTATACTTAAGCATTCCAATGTATCCCGTTGGAGATTCAACCTTTGGAATAAATGTTCTAATCCATGCTTCTGTGCTATTTGTATCAGTAGTAAGCGCTATATCGTATCTAATATCTACTCTAGCGCCTACTTTTAATTGTTTGAAGTTAATTCTTTGAGTACTTGAATTCCAAAGAGATACTGATCCTTCTGGAAGAAATTTTAAAATATTGCTATCTATATCATCATCCATTAAAATATCTACCCAGCCATCATCGCCTCTATCAGGTCCTAAAAATAATGGTTTTTTATTTTTATTTTGATAATATGCCCAACCTGGATATTGGCCTGAAGGACTTGCATATCCTTCTCCACCTCCACGACCAGGATCGCCTTTAGGTCCTTGTGGTCCTTGTGGTCCATCTCTGCCATCTTTTCCTGGAATGCCCCTTTCGCCTTTAGGACCTTCTGGCCCTTGGGGTCCTGCTGGCCCTTGCTCTCCTCGTTCACCTTGAATTCCTGGAACAGCAATATATTCAGTATTGTTAGCCTCTATACTTTTTGTTGACTTTACTGCTTCTGCATACCTTGCTTTTGGAGCATCCATATTTTTTGATATGGCCATTGGTTATTTCTTTACTTTAAAAATAGTACCATTTACTTTGATTAGTGGTGGAAGTTTTACGTTTGCATCTTTAATTTTAATTATCATTTAAGACACACCACCCAAAGTATTTCTTGTATTATTTGGAGACACATCTCCCAATACACAAATTGTTCCTATTACTGGAGTCCAGGTAATTGTTGATACTCCGTCTGGAACTATTGCTTGAAGGTCAAATGAAAGTTCTGCCACTACCGACTTATATCTTGTTCCCCAGTTTTCAGTGATTGAAGCGGGAGCACTAACAGTAATAACTGAACCATCTACAACAACATCTAATTCATCTAAAACATCTGTAGTGGGGTCATAGGCTGTAGCAGCAAAAGCCCATCCAATAGTGTCAAATTCTGTAATTTCATCATTTTCAAGAAATGAAACTGTAAATGAAGCATAGTCTCCACGAACGACAGTCCATTGAATATTTGCTGGGGTAGCCCCAAATCTTTCTATTGTAGGTGAGCACATATCATTGATTATACCATAAAATAAGGCTAAGCACCCAAGCGCAGTGGGGTGGGGGTAGCAACTTGGGTGCTAGCATTAAGATTATATCTTATTATTTAAATAAAACCAGGTTATTAATGATTTGTATAACAAAAAGTTATAATATTAAATTGTTATAAAAGAGTTATAAATGGTTATATACCTTATGTCCGTTTTATCCTAATAGTCCAGGGTATTGATAGTGTATACTTAAAATATATAAAGAAAAGAATATACTGTAAAAAGGTTTTTAAATATAAAGTATATTATATATAAGAAAAAGTCTATTTAGACCTAGAAACGTAATCAACAAACAAATCATACATATGATCTACTTTATCACTAGTTGCTTTACGACGTTGCTTTGCTTCTTCTTGTTCGGCTTTAATTGCTCTAATTTCATCACGCATACTGGTTCCGCCATTAGTTTTGGTTTCGGCGCGGATATCATTTACCGCCTCGGCAATTGGTTTGACCTGAATTTTAATATACCAACGAATTGCTCCAACTACAATTGCTCCAATTGAAAGCAAAGCAAGAATAAATTGTGCCCAATCGGTTGTTGTCATAATAGTTCTATTATACATTATATTTTGCTTTAAATTTCGGCGGGATACAACAAAGCCAAAAATAGAGGGTATACAAACCTCCAATAGACAATCTATGGGAGACACTCCCAATAGTGTCTAAGAATGGCTTATATCCCCGATATAGGCTATAATAGATTCTATGAGTGATGACGTTACAATAGGAGATTGGCTCAAACCTACTACTCCCAGAGCAAGCCAAGAAGTTATAGATGCTCGTATGGCTATATGCACCAATTGTGAATTCTTTAAAAAGAATGGTGCTAGATGTAAGAAATGTAATTGCTTTATGAAATTGAAAACAGATCTATTGCATGCTCGTTGTCCTATTGGAAAATGGTAATTTAGCCAGCGATCAGGAGATGATGGTTTGTATACCGTCGAATGTTTGATGATAACAAACCGTTATAATATAAAACCTTAGCAATCTGAAAAATTTTATAAATAATCAATCATCTTTTGTAACAAAACTTTATTATCTTTTACTTGACCCAAAACCCTATTGCAGTTAGAGCATAGCAAACCTCTAATACATTTACCACATGATGTAGGTCCAGAGCAACATGAATGGTCATGATCTACTGATAGACGGTTTTTATATTTTTCTGATTCCCCGCAAATTTTACAAACCCCATTTTGGGATTTTTCCATATCTACATAATCATCTCTTGTCAAACCATATTTTCTAAGGTTTCCTATATGTCCGACTAAGACTGTGCATTCTTTGCAATAGGTGTTATTAGACCAGAAGGATGACTTAGGTAAGTATTTTTCACATTTACGACAGTGTATTTTTGTACCCTGCATTTTTCTAGGCATGATTCGTTTAGGATCATCTTCTGCTAAGTCATATTCTCTTACACAGGTTTTGCAAAAGTGTTTATATCCATCAGGTGATTTTGCAAATTTATGAAAATCTGAAAATAATTTAAAATTCTTGCATTTGGTGCATTGTTTCTTATCTGCCAGAACTACTGGATGCTCGTGTTGTTTTCTCATATAGTTATTATATCATAATTTCAGATTATATTCAGATTTCTATTTCACAACTTTCTGTCAAAATGTCTGAGATGTACGATACACATATAAATAAATAAAAACACAAAAAAATAGTGAGCACGTATACACGCACCCACTAGATCTTGTTGGATTTATTTTGTGCCTTGCACATAACCATTTATCCCAAGCAAATCGCATGTGATTTTTACACGTTGATTTTCGTGTAATGTAGATTTGAATAATTCTACAAAATCTAAGGCTTCTTGCTTAGATGTAAGTTTTACCTTGCGGGTGTTACCCTGCATAGTTGTTAGTGTAATGTCTATCATTTATTTTTCTCACTTTCTAATTCTTGGATTGCTTTTGATTTGCGTAGCGCATCCATCGCTATCGCAAGAGAGGAGAGGCGTTGTGCCTCAACCATTTGCTTATATTCATCTAATGTCATTTAGACACCTTCCAATCTGACCACATATCTAAGCGGTCTCCGCCAAATTCTAACCAAAATCGTGAGATATTTTGCTCACACATTTCGCAGAATGTAAATTGCTCATCGTTGTGAGATGAGATAGCGGACAGATGAGGTGTATGCTCTTTGCATACTATTGTATTT